GGGATGGGGATAACAGGGGGGATTGCAAAGGGGGGAAAGAGGGGAAGGGTTCAAAATCAGGAAAATGCCGGTCGAAATCCAATATTGGAATTCTTGAAAGGAAAGCAGGATGAAGAACAGCACGCAGAAAATCGAAATCCAGAAGGTCGTCTACCGGGATGGCCCGCCAGACAAGCTGGCCCGCCGCCTCGGCACCCGGCTGATGGAAGTTGCGGTGCTCAGCAACATTACCGAGTCCGAGATTGCGGAAGCGTTGGGGTCAAGCCGCCAGTGGGTGTCGCAACTGTTCACCAAGGGGATTCAGAAAGTCGGCACGCTGGCCAAGGTGCTGGATGCGATGAACCTCGAAATGGTGATTACGTTGCAGCCCAAGCGGAAAATTGACAAGGTCAAGGCTGGTGCTGTACGATGAGCACCAGTTATGTGCCGGGAAAAGTTGTAACGGTCACGGTTGACAAGGTGTGCCGCCTGTCAGGCTTGAATCGTGAGGAGCTGGCCACCGTGATCCGCCAGTTCCGCATCCTTGATCCGAACCGCATGTTTGACCCGCAGTTCAGGACAGGCCGCTGGAACGGCTACTACCAGTACATTACGGGGCGGGGTCACTTCCGGGTTGGGCTGCTGAGCGATGTGCTTGCTGTCATCAAGCGTTTTGGGTGGCAGGCACAATGCCGGTTGCAGATTGGGAAAGACCCTGAGAAGAAACTCAGGTTTCACCCCAAGCTTCAGAATCGCGGTTTCGAGAGTCCGCTGGGCTTTGCCAGACTCAGGCCGGATCAGATGGCGGCGCTGGTCAAGATGCGCAAGAAGCTACTGGGGGTGCTGGCGATTCCCACGGCGGCAGGCAAGTCGGAAATCATTTTCGATTACGCCAAGAGCCATCCCGATGCCCGGATTCTGTACCTCGTCAAGCGCTGCCGGTTATGCATCCAGTCAGCACGGCGAGCTGAGCAATACCTGAATGAGCCGGTCGGGGCATTGACCGGCACCAGCCGCAGGAATCTGGATGCACGGTTTGTCTGTGCAGTTGACAAGTCGCTGGCAAACGCCGTGGGGCGCAAGGTTTTCGACAAGAACAGCTTTGATGTGGTGCTGGTGGACGAGTGCCACGGCGTGACGGCGGAAACCGTCAAGCAGATCATCCTGTACCTGAACTGGAAGCGCCTGTTTGGCTTTACCGGGTCATATCCCACCAAGCAGCGCAATCTGGTCAAGCATTGGATGGTCAAGAACGTGATCGGCCCGCCGATCTATCAGGTCAGCGAGCTGGAATTCAACGAGAAGTCCGATTTCATTCCTGAAATCAAGGTGCTGGTTGTCAGGAACTCGGTTTACATTCGGCCCATGTCGTCATTCAGCCAGATTTACGGCGATCTGAAGTCCGATCATACCCGGAACGAGTTGATTGCCAAGGCTGCGCTGCTGGGCAAGAAGCATGTGCTGGTGGTGGTCAATCACATCGATCATGGCCGGGCAATCGAACGCATGATCCGCAGGCATACCGACAACGTGCTGATGATCAGCGCCAAGACTTCCAACAGCGTATGCCAGCAGGCGTTTGAGGATTTGGATTCCGGCAACCTGCATATCCTGATTTCTAGTCCGATCATCGATGAAGGCATTTCGATCAACGATATTCATACGCTGGTTTATGCGGCGGGATGGAAGTCGGAAATAACCTTGGTGCAGCGTCTTGGACGCGGCAAGCGCACTAAGCGGCACGGCAAGAACAGCCTGACGGTTGTTGATTTTACCGACAACGGGCATGAACGCTGCCGCAAGAACGCCAAGACTAGATTCGAGGTGTACAAGACAGCAACCAAGCATGTGCAGGAAGTATCATTTGAGGCTTTGCGCCAGCACTTTGGGGGCAGCAATGGAAACTGAAGATACCCTGAATTCCAATATTGGATTTACAACAACATCCAAACTTCCGCAGCCGGAGGCTACCATGTCCGAGCTGACGGAGTTATTCAGTCGGCTTGAGACAATGATGCCTTCAATGGTTGCGCTGGGGCTGCATCCTAAGAATTATGAGGAACTTAAGCGCATTGCGATTTCTGCAACCCAGCATTTGCATCAGTTTCCGATTGAGGATTTGAAAAAGACTGAATTGCTTGGCTGCAACCTGATCGAAAACAAATTACTGCCGGAGCACCTTGTTGTTATTTACGGCAGCGATGAGTCATATATGATCCTGAATTTGAACACCCGCCAAATATCAGGTCCAATATCTATGCGGCCTACTTATAAACCTACCTATATTCCATTTGAGTTCTGAGAGAAAGGCGAAAGCATGATGCCGGTACAAATTCCTACTGCACCAAATATCAACATGGCGCTGGAAGCCTTGGAGCATGGTCTGGCTGAAGCCAAGAAAGCGGTTGAAGCCGCAGAGAACGCTTATTTTGCGAGGGGGACGCCGATCTACGGGATGGAGCACGATACGCTGATGCAGGCAATGGATGCGGAAACGGAAATCAAATTGATGATTTTCGAGGAAAGACGCCGCTTGAAATTGAATGCAGGACAGTAAAAACCTAAAAAGTAGCTAACTTGACTTGAATCAGGTGTTTGTGCTATGATTTTACTTCAGTTAATTGACTGAGGGCCGTCACTAGACGGTTCAATTCAACCGCCCAACTAGGGCAAAGGATGGATGCTCATGGGAATCAATGAGACTGAGGATATTATGCAGAAGGGCAAGCGGGTTGCTACGGTGGACAAGCCTGTTGCTACGGTGGACAAGCCTGTAACCGGCACTGTTGTTCCGCATCCCAGCGAAGCCGAACCGACTACTGATGATGCAGGCAAAGGTGCTGAGCACAAGAAGCAGGCAGATAAGAAGGATAAGGGCGCAGGCGAGCAGTCCGACAAAAAGGAATAACTGTTCCGTGGTGCGCTACCAAGCAGCGATATGGTTTATGACTGTATCGCTGCTTTTCTTTTTGTGTGAGCTAATTTATCGAAAGGGTTGCTGCAATGGCTGAGGTTGCTGAAACGTGCTATATCTGTCCGGCGTGCCCATCAGGCACGGTTGTAAAAGGTATATGTAATTTTTGTGGCTGGGTTAGTTCAAATTCCAATATTGGAATGCTGGTTCCCGGCAAACCCGGTACGAGTGTTAGAGTTGATACAATGTCCAAGGCAGCTTTCATTGATACGATGAACGCTGTTAATAATGCCGCTGCCGCTGCAAACAAGAATAGTTCTTTGCGCGAGGCGAATATTGTCAGGAATCAGGAATACTGGCCGGAAGGAAGTCCATCGCTTTCATTTCGTGGCGTGGAGCTGGCGGGCGAGGCTGGCGAAGCCTGCAATTTGATCAAGAAGCTTGAGCGCGAGCGGATGGGTAAGGTCGGAACTCGCGCAACCATCGAAGAACTGGCTGAAGAACTGGCCGATGTAGTGATTTGTGCTGATTTAATTGCAATGGATCAGGGCATTGATCTGGAAGCAGCTATTCGCGAGAAATTCAACAAAACGTCTGAGAAGTACAACCTAAAGACAAAAATGTAGCTCAACTGCATTGATGTAAAAACTAAAGCCGAAATGTAACGGATGTTGCGTTACGGCTAAAACTCTATCCAGCGATTGAATAACTTACAACATGGAGTAAAAACGACAATGGCAGATCAGGCACCTTCCGCGTTAATGGTGAATCTGTACAAGAAGAAAATTAAAAAATTGGCTGAGCAAATGTTTCGGGATTTATGCCGTTATCGCGGCATGCCGACAAACATCAACTTCAAAATCATTTCCGCACGGCAGCAGAAGGTTTATATCCGCCTTGCGGCGTTCGTGATCGAAAAGCAGGTTCATCCCGGCCTGTATCTCAGGATCATGTCGGAGTTTCAGAAGAATATGTACCCTAATCTGCTGTATGGCGAGCTGGCATGGCAGAAGTACAAGGATTACATTGAGCACCTGAAGAAGCAGTATCGTTCGCTGGAACGCTATACTTCCAACATTCAGGATCGCAGCCTGAACATTCTGCGCAATGATCTGTATGTGGTGCAAAGCGTGTGCGCGCCGGTCATGGACAGCGAGCGCTTCTGGTCTGATGTGCGGGTGCCGGAAGAACCGCCAGCCTTTTTCGGCAAGGCATCGTTGATCCTCAAAATGTCCGTGCTGAAGCACATGGTTGACCCCAAGACGCTGAAGGTGCTTGAGCACATCGTCAATACCGGCAGCATTGAACAAAGCGGATATGCCGCTGAGATAACGGCGGCAATCCATGTCAGGTAGGATTTCACCAACCAACCCAAGGTTTGAACGCAATCTAGTGGCCCTGATCCTGCGCGAACCGCAGTTTTTCGGCTTGATTCATCACCTGATTGACCCGCATTACTTTTCCGAAGAATACCGGCCATTCATTACCGGCTTCATGCGGCATTACAAGAAGTACGGCAAGGTGCTCAGCCAGTTTGAATTGGAGCATGTTGCCAAGCGGCCTGCGGGCGTTTTGTTCAAGGTGGATACATCGAAATGCTCGCATGAATTCTACGTGGAATTCTTTGTGAACTTCGTGCGCAGCTATCGCTTTGAAGCGGCAATCATGCAGGCGTCGGTGCTGGTGGATCAGGCCAATTCCGGCAAGCAGGTTGATTTGAACACGCTGCAACCGACATTCCGCGAGGTGTTTGAGGCGGATGTGGTGCGGGATTTGGGCGTGGATTATTTTGATACGCTGCGGGACCGCTTGAAAATGGTCAAGGAGTACAGCGTTAACCGGATGAAAACCGGATTTCCAATATTGGATAAGGCGCTGGATGGCGGGATTGATTTCGGCGAGCTGATGGGCATCCAAGGCGAAACCAATATTGGAAAATCCCTGATTGCCATCAACATTGCCGCGTTCGGGATTATTTCCGGCGAGCATGTGCTGCACATGACGTTTGAAATGTCAGGCAAGCAGGTTGCGATGAAGTATGACACCCGTTTTGCCCGGATGCCGAAAGAGGCAATCCGGATGCGGCCCATTCATACCCGCAAGATTATCGATCAGGTCAAGGGCGTGAACGGCGGCAAGCTGGTCATTCAGGACTACCGCAGCAGGCCGCTGACGGTGCCGGGGCTGTCGTCCATGCTCAAGGCATACAAGCTGAGCCACGGCAAGCCGGGACTGCTGGTGCTGGATTACCCCGATCTGATGAAGTCATCCAGAGTCCGGTCGCGCGATGACATTTATCAGGATCAGGCGGAAATCTACCGTGATCTGCGCAACGTGCTGGCGGAGCATGAGATTCGCGGCGTGGTGCCGATTCAGGGCGGCAGGGCGTCCTATGGCGAGGAAATTGCCGAAACAAAGAACATGGCAGGCAGCATTGAGAAGGCGCAGATTTGCGACATTCTGGTTGCGCTGTGCCAGACCAAGGCTGAACAGGCCAAGGGACTTATGCGCTTTGCGCTGAATAAGAATCGAGAAGGGGGGAAAGGCCAAGTCATCCGTGTGCGAACGGATTTTGCCCGCAGTTACGCCGTTGAAAGCGGCGATCAGAATCCAGCAGGGAAGTGAGGATCAGGCGATGGCAGAAGTAGTAGAAGTAATAGGCGGTAGTTGCAAGACATGCGTGTTTGCAAAGCTGTTTGTGGCTGATGCGCGCGCCATGTCGTTGAGGTGCATGCGGTTTCCGCCGCAGTTTGTTGGGATGCGGCCCACCAATGATGGCGGGGTAATTCGTGAGTTCATGCAGCCGCCAGTTGGCGAGAATTCAAGCTGCGGGGAGTTTAAACTGAAACTATGAATGCACCCGATTGGATCAATAAGCTTGAATCGTCTTTAGGTGCAGTCAAGCCATCCGGCAAAAGCGAGTATGCGTTCTGCTGCCCGTTTTGCGTGGATAGCAAATATCATATGTATGTGAATGCAGCCAACCTGCTGTTTCACTGCTTCAAATGCTCCCGCAGCGGCACGGTCAGCCAACTGCTTCAGAAATTGAAGCTGGGCGGCATAACGGCCTATGCAATTCCAGTCAGGGAGCGTCAGCAAACTGTCCTGCGGGTGCCGGATGGGGTGGAAAAGGCTCAAATTCCATCCGCCAGCCCGATTCCAGCGGTGGAGTACCTCTGCAAACGCGGCGTAAATCACGTTTTAAGCTCATTTGCGGGCTTTCGAGGTGATGAGGTGTATATTTTCTCCAATTCGGGCTGGAACGAGTGCTACACGCGCCGCAGTATCCATAAAAAGCACTACCATGTGCCGTCAGAAGTCGATAAGCCCGTGTTTTTCCTTGAGCGGGCGCTGAATCACAGGATCGTAGTGCTGAGCGAGGGCGTATTTGGGGCGTTTGCATGGTGCTTTCCGAACCAGAGCCACGGAATAGCGATCTTGGGCAAGACCCTGACTGACTTTCAGGAGATGCAGCTCCGTCTGCATCTGCCTGAGAGCGGCATGGAGCTGTGCGTTGCGCTGGATGCGGATGCCAGCCGCTATGCGATCAAGATTGCGCAGCAGGTTGCCGCTTTCCGGCCCAAGCTGAAAATATCGCTGCTGACAACGAGCGGCAAGGATGCCGATGAAATGACAAAACAGGAGCGGGTGGAGTGCTTCAAGCGCCGCCAGCCCTTTTCCAATATTGGAAATCTGACCCGGTTCGTGATAATGAACAGCCAGCGGAACGGTGTTTCCGTGTTCATATAAACACTTGACAGAAAGGTGTAAGTGTGGTATAATCAATATTGTACGATGAATGAAGGCAGTAAAGGAAAAGGCAATGAAAGTACGTCAACTGATACACAGGATCAAAGCATCCAGAGATTCCATCGAAGCGCAGCATGGGCAAGTTCCCTTGTGCTACGGCTTATCGCCGGAAAAGAATCACCCGGAATGCTCGGTCTGCCTTGATTATGAAGGGTGCAATCGGTTGAGCCTGAAGTTGTCGAATCCACGCATCGCCGCCATAGTAGCGGCGAGAATACTTGATAGAACGGGGACTTCTGCAATGGCAGTTAAAGTTCAACCGAAAGCCAAAGTCGCACCTCCTGCGGCCCCGGCAAAGAAGGCAGTCGCAAAGCCTGCCGCAGCGGCGGCACCGGCCAAGAAAAAGAAAGCGCCGGAGCCGGTCGAGGAAGAAGAAACGGAGGATGACCTAGCCGGTCTGGATGACGACGACATTGAGCTGGAAGAAGAAGTTGAGGGCGAGGAAGAACTCGCTGAGGATGATGAACTCAGCGAGGATGACGGCGAAGAACTCGGCGAGGAAGTTGCTGATGAAGAACTCGGCGAGGAAGAAGAAGTTGAGGAAATCGACGACGGCCCCAGCAATCAGCAGCTCCTTGACGCCATCGAAGAACTGAAGGCTGCTCACGCGCAAACGCATGCCTTGGTCCGCAAGCTCGCCATTGCGGGGAAGGTGCTGGCACCAGCCAAGAAGTAAGCGCCGGCCAATTTCCAATATTGGAAATTATGCATAATCAGGCCGGGTGTAGTGTTGCTTCTGCATCCGGCCTTTTTTAGAAGTGGAGAATAAAAAAATGCGATATTGGGTTGATCCGGAAATTGATGCTTCGCAAGTCAGGATGGGTCATACCAAAGGTGACTTGCTCCGTTGGAATGGCGTGCGGGTGACGCGCCGCCAGTATAAGACTCTGCGCAAGACGGCTCGCAAGCAGCGCGGTAGAAAGTACCTTTCTTAACATGGCGCATCGTAGAACAACAAATCTTGTTGTGCGCATAGCCGGTCCTAAAGAGCTTACGGATCGTCAATTCGCATCCATCGTGAAGCATGTTTTCAATCGAAACTCGCATAAGAATCTCGATTACCCTTCACAGCATGTATGCATACAGGCAGTGAATCCATTACCACTGAGGAAGGTTCAAGCTTATCATGGCAAAGCGTCCTAAACCACGGCGCAGGTTGACCGAGAGTGCAACGCAGGATTACGTGGAGATGTATGCAGCCACGCAGGAAGCGCATGCCCTTGTTGACATGAAACTCATCTTTGCAAACGTAGTCGCTATTGTCAGGTCCGATTATCCAATATTGGATCAGGATGAAGTAAACCTGATCCTGCTGGCAATCGGAGCCAAGTTCGGCGGGGTGGTGGGCGATTCCAAGCACCAGCTTCGCGTGCGCAAGTTCATTGAGGTTGCCAGAGTGCTCTGCACTCAGATGGGCTTGAAGTTCATGAAGGATTCGGTGCGCGTAAAGGATGGCAACCGGGTTGTGTTTTCCTGCTACCGGCCTGATCACAAGCGGCGCGATTACAACATGCTGGCAGGCAGCATGCTGGATGGCTGGTCAACATATGTGGGCAAGGGCAGGCTGTGCAAGCGCACAATCACCTTTGCCGGGATCATGCCGCTGGATGCCATTGATAGCGCATACAAGACGATGCAGAAAGGCAATCTGGTAGCCAATGTGGCAGGATAAGCTAACCGCCTATATTCAAAGCTGTGACAAATGCACCGGGACCGACTGCGCAATCCAGTCGGTCCTGCCGTCTGTGGTGCCTGTCGATAAGCTGGAAATGATGCTGATCGGCTACAATCCGAACAGCTATGAAGCGATCATGCGCAATTTCCTGACCGGCAGGAATGCGGATTATTTCTTTTCGGTGCTGAAAGCCTGCCGGGTTAATCCAGCCGCGTGCTATACGACAACCATCGTGAAGGGCTTTTTTCAGGACGGCAAGCCGGGTGTCAAGGTGGCGGGGGTATGCTCCGAACGGTTCTTTGTCCGCGAGCTGAAGCACTACAAGCCTGCCAAGGTGATCATTTTCGGCGCGGAAACGTTCAATGCCATGTTCCACAAGGATATGACGTTCAGCGATTGCGTGAACAAGGTTATCAATACGCCGTGGTTCGATGCATTGATTCTCTACTCCCCCAACTACTTTGAGCATGTCGGCGTGAATTCAACGCAGTATCAGGCGTTCTGCCGGGCGATCAAAAGCTTCGTGGAGTACCGGGTTGGCGAGAAGCGCGCGTTTGATGGCACCAAGCTGAAGGAATTGAAAACCATCGGCGTGCCGAAAGTCCTGCAAGCCAACAATGATCTGGATGCTTATGATTTTGTCGATTACCGCAATAGCGCTGACGCATTGCGCAAGTTTGATGCGGTCGTGATGGCTGGAAAAGCAGTCTCATTCGACTTGGAAACCCGGCATTTGTACATTGATGCGCAGCCGTTTGAATCCTTTATTTTGAACGTGGGGGTTTGCAACGATAAGAAGCAGGCGCTTTCGATTGACGCCAAGGATTTAACGCCAGCCGATTTGAAGGAGCTGTGGCGCAGGGCTGGGCTGGCATTGAAAACCAAGCCGATCATCGGCGCTAATCTGAAGTTTGATTTGAAGCCGTGGATACGGGCGTTATCCAAGTACAGGATGAAGCATTATGACGTAGCCACGATCATGTTTCTGGTGAACGAGCTGGAAATGAGCTACGGCTTGAAGCAGATGCTTAATCGCATCTTCAACCTGCCGGATTATGGTTACAATTGGAGCGAGACTGATCCAGCTTCGATTGATCCGCGCGAGCGGCGGGTTTACAACTGCCGGGATGCCTATTGGACAATGGAGCTGTTCAAGTACGCATGGCCGATGCTGACCAAGAAGCAGCAGGCGCTTTGGCATTCGACGCTGGGCGACAACATTGCCAGCTTTTCATTCATGGAAGTGTGCGGCCTGCCATACAATGCGAAGATCAATAAGCACATCCGCAAATTTGTCAGCAATGAGATTGCAATCGGGCATGCCAGGCTGGAAAGCTGGATGAAATCCAATATTGGAATTGATACGCTCAATACCAAGTCGGGCGATCAGATTTACAGGATCATGCAGCACATGAAGTGGAAGTATGCCACCTTGGACCGCACCAAGACGCGCATATCGTGCGATGCTGACAACATGGCGAAGTTCCTTGAGGAAAACAGCAAGAACAAGGTGGCGTGCAAGTTTGCCGATCAGGTGCTTGCTGAAACCAAGCTGCGTACCATCCTGAGCAAGTTTGACGGCAAGAACGCACTGTCCAAATTCATTCATTCCGATGGCAGGCTGCGCTGCAATTGGCGGATTACCGGCACCAAGACCGGCAGGCCGTCAACTTCCAATCCGAACATTCTGAACATTGAGCGTGCGGACAGCCTGCCGCTGAGCATGCAGTCCAAGGTGGAACGCCAGCCGCGCCACCAGTTCTATACGGACAAGGATACCGTGCTGGTGGGGTTTGACTTGTCTCAGGCTGAGCTGCGGGTGCTGACCTGTTACAGCCGCGACAAGGCGTTCATGCGGGTTTATAACTCAGGCGGTGATGCTCATACCGATACCGGACAGACAATAGCCAAGTACGTCGATCTGGTGTGGGAAACCATCAAGGATTGGATGCGGCAGGCAGCCAAGACCTTGAACTTTGGCCGGGTGTACCAGCAGTCAGCCAAGGGCATGCGGGATGAGTGCAACAAAATCTTTGCACTGAAAGGCTTGTCCATTCGCCTGACGCTGGAACAATGCGAGGAATTCTTAGGCATCTGGAATAACGAAGTGCATCCGGAAGCTGCCGCTTGGATTGACGGCTTCAAGGAAAAGAGCATGGAGAAAGGCTATGCTGAATCCTATTTTGGACGGCGGCGGCACTTCGCTTTCAATGACCGGCGATCAGCGGAGCTGCGGGAAGCCGTCAATCATCCTGTGCAGAGCGTGGCGTGTGATATTGTGAACGACATTATGAACAAGGTGCGCATTGCGGGGGCGTCCAAAATTCCCGGCTACCGGCTGGTGAAGCATGAATACGATGCTTTGTACAATCAGGTGCAGGTTCGGTACAAGGATGAAATGCTGGGCATCCTGAGGGAAGCAACCAAGATCGAGATTGGAGACTATGACGGCTTTATCATCATTCCGTTTGTGGCCGATTTTGCGGTAGGCCGATCCTTCGCAACAATGGCTAAAATTCATGATTAAAGAGTGCAGAAAATGCCTTGAGATAAAAGAAATAGATATGTTTCCAAAACATAAAAATGGGCGTGATGGCCATTTAAACATATGTAAGGAATGCAAATCTGTTTACATGAAAAAGTATTTAATTGAGTATCGGAAGGAGGAAGTTGATCGCTATGCACTTTTAAGACGTAGGCACTATTTAAAGCGTAGAAATGATCCTGAGTTTAAAAAGCAGTCACAAAAAGTAAACAAGAGTTGGAGACTGAAAAATAAACATAAGGTTAGCGCGTGGAAGAAAGTTCAGTATGCTCTTAGTATCGGTAAGATACTTAAAAAACCATGTAGAGTTTGCGGTAAGAAATCAACGCACGCGCATCATAAGGATTATGCTAAACCGTTAGACGTTGTTTGGTTGTGTCCTAAGCATCACAAGCTGCTACATACCGGCCATCTTAAATTGGAGAAGCTTCACTAGTGCTGACTCAAGTAACGTATATAACTTGTGATAAACGAAAAGGAGGAAAGCTGTGTTGCGGCAAGCGCGTTGATCTTGCGCCTGCTGAGATTCAGCCTTACTTGAAGATAATTGACATGGGCTGGCGTGTTTCTTATCAGGCGTATACGCGCAACGGGTTGAAGATTACAAGAGTGTTAACATACTGCCCGAAATGTGCCGTAGAGTTAGAGAAACGAACAATTGAAAAATTAAATGAAAGAGGTGGAGTAAAATGAGGCAATTAGCGTGTGTTCGTTTTTCTTGGGGTAGCGTGTACGTTCAGAAGAAGTTATCAAGTTCAAAGGAAATTTCTATTAAGCTTTTATGGGAGCCTCGTGATTTATGGATTGGCTTGTTTTGGGCTAAATCGGATTTATACCATCGCATGTGGTACATCTGCTTTATTCCATGCCTGCCGATCAGGATACATTTCAAACGTAGCTACGGCGGTAATTTCGGCAAGCGGCCTTGGTATGGATCATGGCAGGGATTTTGGCCACCATCAGGCCGTAAAGTTTAGCCGGATAGACGCGCGGGGTTTACCGATATTTCCCTGCGTGGAACGGAAGATGCTGAAAACGGACAGCGCGTGAAATCCCGGCTTTTTGAAAGGAAAACGTCAAATGAAAGATAAAGAACAGGCGAAACGTACATTTTTGCTTTGGTACATTGTTTGTGCTATAATAGTGATTACAACATTGATGTGGCACGACAAACCACAAGCAGCAAACTGCGTGGCGTGCGGAGCATTAGGCGGGTTGCTGGTAATTTATTTAATTGAAAGGAGTCAGTGAAATGGAAGATTTGAGGCATGCCGATCTGGCCGCAATCAAACTGAAAACGGCCATTGATAAGATGACGCCCAACCAGAAACACTTCTCGGCTTGGGCTGGGTCTAATGGCGGTGAATCTGTCCGCTTGATGATCGATGATCTTAACGCTGTGCTGCATGGGTACGCGGCGCAATACGCTGAGATTAAGCGGCGGGAATCTGAGGAACAGGTTGTTGAGGGCAGGGCTGAGATAAGCCCGCAAGAGGTTTCCACTTTGAATGCGCTTCACCGGGAAAAGGTGAAGCTGGAATTGCTTGAGCGGATGTGGGGCGTGCTCGCCAACGCTGGCGGCGGAGATTGGGAGCGCGAATCTGAGGAATGGCGTGAGGCCGCAGCGGCAGTACGCGATGAATACAATGCCCTGCTGGCTGAAAACTACAAGCCTAATCCGTACCTGCCGGAAGGCTATGCGGAGCAACTGGAAAACCTCTCACTCGATCACTGCAAATCGTTGGTGATCGGGCTTAGGGGGCAGCTTACCCAAGTGCATGATTTGCTGAGCGCCTTGCAGCGCCAGCACAATGATCTGTATGCGCAGAATCAGCGGTTGCAGCGCCGCGTCAATAGCACGCCGGTTTGAAAATCCAATATTGGAATTGAGGGAGAAACAAGCATGGAATTTGTCTACTTTGCAGTAGCCTTTGGCTTTATAAGCAGGGAAATGAGCACGCACCCCGATCAAAGCTTTATTACCAGCGTTTTCTGCGGCGTGCTGTGGCCCGTTGCGGTAGGCGAGTTGATCAACGCCTTTTACGTGGCGGGCATTGAACGGAAGAAGATCGAGCAAAGCGTAAAGCCATGAAAGTAGCCTTCCCGCTTCGCCAGATGAAGGAATACGCTTTGGTGCTCAGGCGCGAGAAGCTTGCGCCTGACTCCAAGCAAACCCTGTTTCAAGTGTTCCTGCGGCACATCAACACCAACCGCGAGAACATTGACGATCATTTCGAGAACAATACCGGGATTTTTGCATTCTGGTGCTCTCGATACGAGCTTGAAAAATACCGTTTTGCGAAACTAGAAAGGAACTACCAGCGAGAATATGCGAACATCTACCTGAAAACCAAGATGCGCTACCCTGCCCGCACATCGGAAACCGAAATCAAGGCGGCGGTATCGAAGAATCAAGAACTGCTCAAGATGGAAGATCGATTGGATTTGGCGCGCTATCGGCTTGAGGTGTTTGATTCCATCGTGAAGATTATGAAGGTGCGCCATGAAACCCTGATTAATTTCGGGGCAACGCTACGCAAGGAAATGGATATGCAGACAGATACAATGTCAAAATCGAAAGTGAGGATGTAACAATGTCGCTGGTTGACCGTTTAAAGGAAAAGCGCAAGTGGAACAATACCTTTTTTGGTATTGAGCCGCCGATCCCGCTGTTTCGCATGCCCGCGCCGCGCCGTGGGGAAGTTGCAACGGTAGATTTCCGTATTCTTCAGCCCATGAAGGATATGGAGTATTATTATTTTGAATTCAAGAGCCATCACAACCTTGGACCGGAAGGTAAAGATGCCTGCATTTGCCCCAAGGAACTGTATGATGGCGAATGCCCGATTTGCGAGCGCACCAACCTGCTGCAAGAGAAGTATGCTGCCAAGGGTGATGATGTGCTGAAGCGCGCCAAGGAAGTCATGCGGGAATACTGGCGCAAGCCCAAGTTCCTGACGCAAAGCCTGATCCGCGAGCAGCCGGATACGGTGCAGATCGTTACGCTTTCGTCAGCGCTGGAAACGCATGTTACCGAACTGATGACCGGCAAGCTGCCGCGCGGCAACGTCAAGCCCGCAGAGGGCAAGAAGAAGGATGATGTGGAATTGCAGCAGGTTGAGCCGATTGGCGAAGTCCTGCTGAGTCCGACAAAGGGCTACTGGATGCGGATCACGATCACAGGCGGGGCGCTGCCGAATGACTACTACCAGTTGGCACCATTCAAGAACCCCAGCCCGATTGCCAAGACCAAGCAGGAAATCATCGATATTCTCAAGCAGCGAGTCAGCCTTGTTGACATGATTCAGGAGGCAACGCTGCCGCCAGATCAGCTTGAGAAATATGTCAAGGGCATGACGGCCACGATCAGGCGCAAGGTGGAATCCTCCCCGGCTGCTCCGGCTGCGGCACCGCCTGCTGGCAAGGCGGCAGGCAAGACACGCGGCAGCGATATGCCGTTTTAAGGTATGCATGGCTAGTACCCCTATTCTAGCTGTGCAGAACGGAGGGGCGGTTGGCCGGAAGGGCTATCCATAGAGCCGCCCCTCTTATTTCCAATATTGGAATGGAGTTAATAAATGCGAAGTTCTCAATTGAAAGACGGCGCTAAAAGCGCTGAACGTCACTCTATGATTCTTGCTTCATACGGAGAATGTAAAACTATGCAGGATGTGCGCGTGATAACTGACCTGATTTTCTATCCCGGTTATAGTTCTACGTTTGCTGGTGACGTTTATAACAAGGAAATTTTGAAAGAACTCCGGAGTTAATTGTGGACATTATTGATCTGCTTTCGGACTCAGAAAAATCACCGATTCCGCGCTTTTCAACGCAGTTTTTGCAGCTTAATTCGCTGCTGGGCGGCGGGTTTCCGCGCGGCATTACCGAGCTGTACGGCGGGGAATCAACCGGCAAGACTACGCTGGCTTTGCAGCTTGGCGGGCATTTCACGCGCGAGGGCGGGTATACGCGGCTGTGGGATCAGGAGGATACTTTCCAGAATGACCCCAAGAGCCTAGACCGCATCAAGGGCTTGCTGGGAATAAATGACTTTTCGGATTACATCAACAACCTGACTGTTGCCAACAAGCGCAGCAAATCCAACGGCAAGAAGTTTTCCAGTCTGGTTGTGGCGCGTGCGGAAACGATGGAAGAAATGCTGCATGAGATTGAAAGCAACGCAGCCATGTTCCGCAGTCAGAAGTTGATTCCGCCAGATCAGCCAATTTATGAGATTGACGATAGCTTGGCTGCTACGGAAACACTGGCGGAAGAAAGCCGTGGCTATGCTGACAAGGAGATGGCTTCGCTGCCTGCTTCATTGTCGCGCAACCTGAAGAAGTTTACCAAGGCGGCATACAAGTACAACATCGTGCTGCTGTGCGTGAACCAAATCCGCGAGAAGATCGGGGTGATTTGGGGTGACAAGGATACTACGCCGGGAGGCAGGGCGGTTAAGTTCTATGCGCAGATTCGCTTGAAGATGACCGTAGTTAAGTCCCTGCCGGGCGGGGCTATCGTTCAAATTCAGAGCGTCAAGAACAAGGTGAACATCCCCAAGCGGCGGCTGCTGATGCCATTTACCTACATGGGCGGATTCAGCGCTTTTGATACCGCCATGCTGACATTGCAGCAGTTCAAGCTGGCGCAGAGGATCAGGGGCGGGTATCTGCTGCGGAAGAATCTTGAGGAAGATTTCACAATCGAGATTCCTGAGTTTGACAAGCTGTCGATCAGCAAGGCGGATCGGGTGATGCAATTCGCAGATCGGATTTATCAGGAAAATGATTGCTTCGTGAAGTTCGGCAACAAGCAGGGTGGGGAATAATGTACAACGCATACTGGCCGATGAAATACGACACGCCTGCTGGCGCGCAGGTTAGATTCCGTACACATGTTGGCGGTGATGACGCAACGCGCGGCCGCTTGAAGGTGGACGAAGTATACACAGTCTTGAAAGTTCAGATGTTTAAGGGCGGTGCGCTGGTTTGGTTGAAAGAGTACCCCGCAATCGGCTTTAATGCAGATCAATTCTCGAATCTGCGCAAACCCAAATCCAATATTGGAAAATCAACGGGAAGGTGGAAGTAAAATGTCGGAGATAAGCGCTAGTGACAAGTTTGCCGCAGCAATTCCATATGTGATGGGCTGGGAAATTCCGGAAGATGGAAACCCGCTTGAAAACGATCCGCATGATCCGGGCGGCGTGACCAACTACGGGATTATTCTTAGTGATCTTAAGGCGCTTGGCTTGGTAGCTGACTTCAACCATGACGGCATCATCACTGTCGATGATGTTAAGGCCATGAAACGCCCAGATGCAGAGCTTGTTTATAAAGCTGTATTCGACAAGTACAATCTCGATGAACTTAGTGATTCGACTAAGTTTTTTGATACTATCGTCAACCTTGGATTTCATCAGGCGAGTTTGATTATGCAGCGTGCGCTTAATACGACAAAGCGAGCTTTGTCGTATGTGGGTTTCCTTTATTCATCTGTAACAGTGGATGGAAATGCAGGCGCTAAAACATTTGGGGGATTGAATGCGCTTTGTCAAAGTACTGATCCTACGTGGGAGCGGATATTTTACGTTGCGTTCTGCACGGAGCAGGCTGGTGTCTACCGGATGATTGCCGAGCGGCGCAGGGAGAGCCTTAGATATTTGAACGGCTGGCTGCGCAGGGCATACTCGTTCCCCGGCAGCATTGTACAGGACAAGGATATAAATCAATTTTAACAGGAGTCGTTAAATGGAATTGGAAATGATGACCAAGGCTGATCGTACCGCATTTCTGCGGCGCTTCAAGAGAAGTGAAAAGATTTACGTGAGCTTGGAGGAAGCTTTATGCCTGAAGTTCAAGCAAGCCGCCAAGCTTCAGCAGATTTCGTGCAGTGAACTCATGCGCGATCTGATCATAAAGCATTTGCAGAGCAGGTAATGAACGAGCTGGATTACATGCTGTCGGGCTTCAATACCGGATTGAACAGCGAGCATTGGACGGTGGAATTGCCGCTGCCGTGTATTGACTTGTTCAAACGGTTCAATGAAGCGTGGCTGCACGGCTACCAGCACGGTCTTGATTTGCGCAAGAAGCGGAGCCTGTACACGATTGAAGCCAGCAGGATTGAAGAACCTGAATTACTGGAAAGGGCGGGATAAAATGAGTGATATTGCTGTTTTAAAAGTCGAACTGATGGCATCCATAGAGCTTGAAGATATGGATAAAAATCATGGCATAGATGCATTTGCGCTTAAGCAGCGGATACAGAAAGCGGTGTATGATTATTATATCATTGAAGGTGATGGCGTAGAGCATCAGCCGGTTCAAGCTATGGAGTGCAAAGTAACAATCGATGAATGATGTTTTACTATTAATCGACGCCTCTAATATGTTCTACCGGGCTTTTCATGCCACCAAGCACAGCAGGAATACCGACAAGCCTGCCCGGCACCGGGACAATTATCTTGAAGCGCATGTGTTCCTTAAGCAACTGCTGTCAGGAATCACGCGCTTCAGTCCGTGCTCGGTCGTGCTGTTTTGGGATTCATCGCAGCCGTCCAAGTTCCGCAAGCTGATCTATCCTGAATACAAGGCGCATCGGCAGACGACGGCGGACATGGCGCAGCAGATCGCCAGCAGCCGCGCGGCGCTGATGGATGTGCTCAAGGCTGTCAAGGTGCTGGAAATCACGGTCAACGGGGTGGAGGCCGACGATCTGATTGCGCACTTCTACATCAAGTACCATGAACAGTTCCGCATTCGGATCATGTCCAATGATGCGGATTTGCAGCAGTTTCCGGGTACGACCGTGTTCGACATGGCCGGGAAGGTGGTGGATGTAACCAGCAAGCACGCACAGCATATTGTCATGTCGAAGATTTTGTGCGGCGATGCAAGCGACAACATTCCCGGCGTTGGCGGAATCGGCAAGATCGGGTATACTAACAAGTACAAGGGCAGGACGTTTCTGGATGTGATGATGGAGTTTCAGAACAACATTCCAATATTGGAAAAGATGGAACGCAATCGCCAGTTATGTTCGCTGCTCAGTCAGAATAGGAAGATTGTAGACCGTGATGCACGCATGAAAATTTACACGGCGTTGCGGGCGTATGCGGGCGATTCTTTCAACAAGCTGCGCGCAGGCGCGTATATGAGCAAGTACGGTATTCGTCAATTGCAGGCTTCGATTCCGAAGTTAAAGGAAAATTTTAATGCGACTCAGTTATTTTGCCGACATGCACTTTCAGCGCGCCAAGCTGAGAAACATTCCATTACTCTTTAATTCCGCTGTTGAACAGATACAGGAAGTTTCCGAGAAGTACGGTGCTGCCATCACGGTCGGGCTGGGCGACATTGGCGACAAGTGCGACATGGAAACCGATCTGATCCTGCAATTGAGCGAAAGCTTGCAGCAGATCACGCTGCCGCTGTACCTGATCGGCGGCAACCATGAGGAAACCAAGGGCGGCAAATCCCTTTTGGATTTGATCAAGTGTGGCCCCAAATGTACGATTGTCACGGATCAGCCGCATGTGCTGGTCTGCGGTGCCTTCCAAGTCGTGATGATCCCCTACATGACAAACGGGTACGAGGATGCAGTCAGGCAGTATGCCGACAAGGATACGGTCTGCCTTTCGCATGTGCTGGTGAGCGGTGCGGGCAAGCATCTGAACAGCAAGTACAAGGCAAGCTTGTTCGATGGCTACCGCGCAACGTTCTTGGGCGATGTGCATGATCGGGTGAGCTTCAAGAAGCAGAACATCCATTACACCGGCGTTGGCATTCAGGTTGACTACCGGGATTATGGCAAGAGGCAGGGGTTTATTATTCATGATTTAGAATCGAACAAATGGAAGCGAATCAATTTCAATCTCCCTGAGCTGGAATTGAATTCGAGCTTGGACTTTGAAGGGGAGTCCGAAGCGGAGCAATCGGCGGCATTGAAGAACATAGTTGAATCCCATCTGCCGACTGCGGCAATGCTGTCACTGCATGAGGCGGTGGCCCTGCTGAAGCAGCATTTGGGCAAGCAGAAGTTGAAGCCGGAAATTGTTAAACAGTATATGGAAAAATTACAGGCGCGCTTAGTCCTGTAAGCGAGGTGCATGATGATTACGATGAGCAAATGCAGGCGCTGCAACAGCGTCACAAATTCTCAGGTTTCACGCTGGGATAAGGAGAACAACACGGCAAACGGATGCTTTGGAGCTTTTGATGTGGACACGCAGACTTGGCGGAAGGGCTGCTGCTATCCGCAGGCTGACCGGGTGAAGCGGTTTTATGTGGATCGGCTGCTGCGCACTCAGCCAGCACAGAAGAAGGACCAGAAAGTGGAGGAATTACCATATGACCCTGCAACAACTTAAACGGGGATACTATTACTGGCGGCGCAGGGTAATTCCCTATCCGTGGTCCGCCATGCGGCTGTCATTTGACTTGAATCTTAACCCGCTCAATCCGTGGCTGAAGCCTACACTATGGGTTAATGAAGCAGCTACGGAGCCTGCCAGAGTAAACGGTGTGATTGTTTGGAGGGTGCGGTGGTTGTGGCTGCAAATTGCGTATTCACGTTGGTTATAATCGAGGTCATTAAATGTATCGTTTGCTTGAACTGGAAGCTGAAAAAATTCTCGGCATTTCAAAGCTGCAACTGCCGTTTCCCGAACGCGGCGTGATCACCATTCTTGGCGAGAACCGCAGCGATGAGATGGCGGAAAGCAACGGTGCCGGGAAGTCGTCGGTGTTTGATGCCTTGGCATTTGCCTTGTACGGCAAGCCGCTGAGGCATATCAAGCGCGGCGAGCTAATGCCGGATTCCGGCAAGAAGAACGGCTTTTCCCGCGTGCTGACGCAGGCTGAAGATGGCCGCAAGATTCAGATTGTGCGCTGGCTGAATCGCTCCAAGGCGGATGTAACCATTGACGGCAAGCTGATCAAGATCGATTCCAACGATACGGGATCACTGTTCAGTCTTGATTTTCAAACCATGCTGAATATCCACTTCCTGACCCGCAAGGATTCATTCGTGTTTGAATCGCGCGGCACCCGGCAGAACTTGTTTGAAAGGTTTGTCGGGCTGGATGTGATTCTGGATGCACTCAAGCAGTCTACCAGCATTGAGCATAAGGAGATTGGCAGCCGCCTGACATTTCTCTCCGGCAAGCACGCATCTTTCAAGGAGGAATACAGGGAGCTGCAAAAGAAGATCAAGCTGGCTGGCAGGGAGCGCGTGTCCAAGGCGGAAGCTGAGCAGATTTCCAATATTGGAATTGAGGTGAAAAGCTTCGAGGCCGGGATGCAGGACACCTTCAAGCTGCTGGGGGCGTGCAAGGAAAGCAGGTTATCCGGGCTGCGGACTGAGTACTATGCCTTGGATGGCGATTGCTTCAAGCTGCGCCGCGAGGTGCGCTGGTCGCGGGAAACGCTGGCCAAGTACAGGAAGGAGCTGGCGATTGCCAGAACTGGTCGCTGCACGCTGTGCAAGAACCGCCTGCCTGCTGAAAAGATCAGGTCCGAACTGAACCGCCTGCTTGGGCTGATGAAGGAAAACAAAGCCTACCGGATCGAGAAGAACAACGAGCTGATCGAGAAAACCGAGCGCAAGAACGAGCTTCAGCAGCAGATCAATTCCATCGACAAGGAGTTTGGCGAGCTGCGTGATGCATGCGAGGGGCTGATGCTGAAGCTGGAAAACCTCAAAACGCTGGTCGCAGAACGTCAAATGCGGGCCGCTACAGCCGCGCAGGCGGCAAAAACGAGGTTTGGTATGGTTAGGGATGCTAAAGTGGCTGTAATCGCCTCTATTAAAGAATTAGCCACGGAATACCGCGAGCTGAAGCGGCTGGAAACGGTTTCACATGCTGGAACGCACTTCGTGAACTCGAATTTGCGGCAAATCATGCTGGCAACCTACCTTCAGCAGTTCAATAAGGATTTAAAGACCACGCTCAAGCTGTTTGCAGGCTTCAAGGGACACTTTACGCCTGACTTTGACATTGTGGTGCGCGATAAGAGCTTCAACGCCGTTAGCACCGGGGAACAGATGCGCTTTGTGCTGGCAACCTACATGAACCTGTTCCGGTACTGCGCCTTGAACAAGAGCCGGTTCAACTTCTTGGGGTTTGATGACTTTGATCTTGGAGTGGATGCGGTCGGACGGCGGGCGCTGGCGGATACATTTGATTTGCTTGGGCAAAACCTGTGCGTGTTTGTGGCCTCGCAGGCGAGCGAATTCAATAACTTCCCCTACCGGCTGATTGCGATCAAGGAAAATGGCCTGACCCACTATGAATTGGAGGGATTTTAAATGCTGCTGCAAGTCACACCGGCAGAACGAGCTTTAATTTTGCAGTCGCTATATCTGGCGTCTGAGTACGAGATTGGCTTGGCTTTGGCTTATGAGAGTAAAAACTGGCGGACGAATAAAATCGTCACTACGCCGGAAAGCCGGAAAGCTAGGGCGAACTCCAAGAAATTTTTGAAGTTAAGAGAGCGTCTGTGAGTTATGGCTAAAAAGAAAATCAATCTCCATACGGAAAGAACATTCGAGATTCTGCGGGTCTTGGGCTGGGAGCCGTGGGTGGTGGAGAAGTTTAATATGTATGCGGGGCCATTCGGGGTGCGGCAGGATATGTACGGCTGCATTGATGTGGTAGCAATCCCGGCTAGAGTAGCTGGTCGTGGCATTATCGCAATCCAAATGTGCTCGCAAAGTTCTTATGCTTCGCACGTAACCAAGCTGGCTTTGGAACCACGGCTGGCGATGTGGCTGCGGGCGGGGGACAACTTCAGGTTTGAAATATGGGCATGGGCCAAGAAGAAGCTTGCGCGCGGCGGCAAGGCTGAGTATTGGGCTTGCAATCGCTATACCGTCAAGCTGGATCACAACGGCAACCTTGTTTTCAGCCTTGCCAGCAAGATCAACAAGGATCATCCGTGGATGAAAAAAGCCGCCATCAGGCGCAAGGCAATACGGGATGGGATACTTGTACCAGAAGGGGAAAGCTATGAATAGCAGCGGATATGAAGATAGCTATGATCGGATGAAGCGGGCGAAGTCCGAAATATTGAAGATGCTGGTATCGGCTACGGTCAGGATGCTGTGCTTCATTGCAATGCTTCTGCTGTCAATTTTGTTCATGTACTGGTGCCTGAAGGAATGCCCTGTATGGTTTCGGTATGCAGTGACGGCATGGCTGATGTACCATTGCGCTTGGATATTCCTGTCGAACGCATTCATGGACGAATGCGGGAAAAAGATCGGCAGCATCAAGAACATGATTGCCGAATTTAAAGGTGAAGATGCAGACGACGATGATGAATCAGATTAACCAGCAGCAGGCCATGATTGCGCAGCTTCAAGAGCGCGTTGCAAGTCTGGAAAATTACCTGATGGGCGTCTATTTCTGCGCAGCGACGTTCGAGCAGCAGCAGGACATTATTGGCCTGCTGGGTTATGCGCCCTTCATATGCAATGGCGTCATCATGCGCGCCTATGTCAATCAGTCAGTGCGGCCAGATCAGGTGTTTATTACGGAGTAGTTTTCAGGTTGGAATATGCAGCCTTGGGTGCGCCAAAGGCGTCCATGATGCCAAGGCTGCCGATGAACTCGCGGAACGGCGTGTTGTTGGCATTGTAGAACGTGGCGATAACGTCCACATCCTCAGGCGTCATGTCGCACAGCCAGCACACCATCAGCGTGCGCAGCGTCGATAGCGAACGCATGTATTTCAGGAAATCCGATTGCTGAACTTCCGAGCTGCTGAGCACCGGCGAGGATGGCGCGCCAACCTGCGAGAAGGTAGCGCCGGGAAACAGGGTCAGCAGGGTTTTCATGTCGGACTGATATTCAATGGACGACTTCATTGTGTAGTCATCCTTCAGCGGGTAATATGAAATTCCAATATTGGAGTTGAGCAGTTGGATGCACTTGGTGATGCCCTGCTGGCTGAGCCGGTTTTTGGGCATGTTCAGCAGCGTGTGCGCTGTGAACTCGGTAAAGAACGTGGAGCTGGGGTTGGCGGTGTGGATGCTGCTGCGCACATATTGCAGCAGGTTGTAGAACGGACCCCATTCATAGGTATTGTTGTTCAGGTAAACATCAATCTCCGAGCCGAAGCAGATGTACAGCACCATCTCGCGCGGAAAGATCGAGAGCACGTTGAGCATGATCGAGCGCACGGTGCTGAGCGTCCTGCGGTCGTCAAACCCCGTGCAGCCTGCGGGTAGGGTTTTCTTCAAAGTTTCAATGGGGTTGATCGTCAGGCCGATCTTGACTTTGAATTGCGAGTAGTAGGCTGCGGCAGTGCGGCACCATTGGTAGCCGGGCGCGGCTGAGCCGCCGTTGAACTGATCCAGCGTCAGGTGCAGCGGCATGAAGTTGACGCCAAGCGCCAGCGCGTTGTTGAACGCGGTATTGAAGTCGGTCTTGCCCTGCGATACATCGATTCCGAAGTTCATGGTGCAATCTCCCTGCTTAAAATGAAAAGTAATCTCTGCCGCCTAATTGACTGGCCAGTATACTCGGCATAAATTCGATTTCAAGAATTTAAACGCAAAAGTAATCTCTGCCGTCTAACGGGCTGGCCGATATACGGCATTGCGCGCGCGAGCGGGTGGGTGAGGATACGCGCGTGTGTGCATCCATGCGCATATATGTGCAAGCGTGAGCGTCTATGGGCATGCATAGGCGTGCATGGGTGCGCCTGCTTCAATATATGCATCGGTTTTCAATTCCAATATTGGAATTTGTACAGTAAATAAACACTTGACTTTTCAGTTTTGTTTATGGTATAATGGTTACAAGTGAACTCAGTTATACCGACTGGTTACACGGAAAATTCCAATATTGGAAATGGAGAAACATGATGGCTAGGAAAACAGCGGCGCAAGAAGAACAGGAATACGAATACTATGCTGCGTTTGGAAAGCGTCCGCCCAAGCTTTCAAAAAAGCAGCGCGATGGCATCCGCCAAGCAATGCAAGAGTGGCGCGAACGACTGGCGGCAAAGAAAAATTCCAATATTGGAAATGGAGGAAACAAATGAAAACGCAAAAGCACTACCTTTGGATTGATCAGTATGGCTATAAGCTGTGGGCGCGGACTGCAAAAGAGCTGCGTGAAAAGTGTGGCGGCGGTCGTATCAGCAAGATGTACCGAGACAAGGCTGATGGTTCAAGCGTGCATTGCGGTTATGTGATCGGCCAGCACTGGTTCAGCAAGTATGAACCAGTAGAGAGGCCAGCATAACATGGCACTCGTTAAACTATGGACCGATAGCTATGCACCGGGCATGGTGCAAATTCAGGCGGTCAATGATCGGATAACCAAAAAGATCATTGACCGTGCAAACCAGAACGGTGCGCAGTTGAAGGAACAATCGGCATTGGTTGACTTTGCTGATTTGGAAGTTGTGCTGCCGCATCGAAAATATAAGGATTTAATGGAAGGCTGGGGAATAACAATCAGAATGGATGCATGGGAATTGGCGCATTATTACGGTTATGATGCGCACACAGCCTTTGAAAATTCCAATATTGGAAAGCGTGGATGAACATGGATGAATCGAAAATCACAATCCAGACTAACTTCCATTGGTACGAGCCGCTGTACTACTTTCAACTGCCTAAGAAGTGGCAAAAAGAATACAGGGACTTGAAAGACTCGGAAAAGGATGAATTGCAGTTTTTCATCTATCGCAAGTGGTGCTACCGACTGGATGACTTCGTACAGATAACCAACCCACATTGGGGTTTTGACGAAAACGCGCCAGAACCATTCAAGCCGTGGGATGGGTATGCAAGCGATTCATTCTTTTCGGGCGTGCTGATTCGCTATGATCGAGATTGTGACCGCATTCAATGCGCCACATACTTCAGTTAAATTCCAATATTGGAATGGAGGGAAAAAAATGCAGACGTTCGATGAAATGCATGAAAAGTGCGGTTCATGCATGTATTGGGGCGATTACGGTACTTGGCTGGTTTGCTTGGGCCAGCATCGTGATAGTAATTGCATAGATCGCTCAAACTTCCGAATTGCGCAGCAGGAGCTTGAGGCAATCAATTCAGATTGCTGCGTAATTGAGCGTGAAAATCATTGGGCGGTTGGCTGGGTTGAGCACCTGCTGATTAATCCAGCAAATGCTCAGGCTGTTGCAGCAGGCGAGGCCATCAAGCAGAGGCTTGAAAATTACCCTGTGCTGGATGAAGAAGATTGGAGCAACTTGGAACAAGAAGAAGCAGAGCAGGCATGGAAGGATTGCTATAATTGGAAAGAACGGATCGAGTACATCCGCAAGCATGAGAGCCAGTTTGAGTTTCCCGATTTCAAATGCATGCTGGATTGCGTGCGTGGGAACTCATTTTGGGGTTACGCTGGCGAGTTGTTGCACTAAATTCCAATATTGGAATTGAAAATCAATTGAAAGAGGTTTAGGAAAATGATACTTATAAGCTACAAAAATGCACCAGCCCAGCCGCGCGTCAAGCGCGTTGTTAAGGCTGACATGGTTTGCCACCTATGGGCAAACCAGACGCAGGATGAAGCGTATACTGCAACGCGCAATTGCAGTTTTCGCGGCACGAAATTATTCAGCTACGGCACGGTTATCGGGCAGTTGATTGAGCGCAAGGGTAAAAAGCCGCTTGCGATTCTAAATTGTTCGTCTTATTCATCCACGACAAATGGGCATCAGTGTAGCATGCGCCGTGCGGCAAAGCATTTGGATGCATTAGAGCTGACCGACGATATTTACTTGGCGCGCGGGGTATATGATTTGACCAGCATTTCACGCGATTCGTTCGAGCGCGGATACAAAAAGCTGCTCTCGGAAATTGCGATAGGCCGCAATGGCAGTAATCGGCAGAATAGCCGTATTAGGCGGCTTGAAAGCTTGATTAAAACTGCGGCGGAATATTCCAAAATATTCAAGCTGGGGTGGAAACCGTTTAATGCAGTTGATTCTGTTTCCAAGCAGCTTGCTGACTATAAAAAGCAGCACGCGGAATCTCTTAAGCTCGCAAAAGAACGTAAAGAACAAAAGGAAAGAGAGCAGCGCGAGATTGCAGAAAAGTGTATTCCGTTATGGCTTGAAGGTAAAAAAATGTCAGAAATAAGTAAAATTCTTACGGGTAATGATGTTGATTACAGAGTTTATACCGCACTTCGCGCCCAAACTCTGCTTCGAGTCAAGCCGGGCAATCCGCTTGAAGTTGAAACTACGCTGGGTGCAGAGTTTCCAGTTGAGCATGCCAGAAAAGCTTGGAAGTTTATCAAGTCTATTTTGGGTTCTGGCGCGGCATGGGAAACAAACGGCAAGACAATCCCAATGGGATCATTCAAGATTGAACGCATAACTGTTGACGGCAGCATTATTGCTGGGTGTCACACCGTGCCTAAGGCGGAAGTTCTGCGCTTTGCAGCATCCATCGGCCTGCCGGTTTGAAAATCCAATATTGGAATTGATAAATTACACGCTTGGAATTGAAAAGGAATAAATCAAATGAGCAAATTAATCGTATACTGGATATGTGCCGTGGTGTTTCTCGGCTGCCTGATAAGCTGTGATCTGCTGGTTCGGTCAATCCAGCCGAAAGTGGTGCTGGATGATCGACAACGGCAGGAATTCAATGCGTGGCGCTGCCGCTATGTGCAAACGTTGGGCGGGCATCCTGACTGGAACTGGCAGGGCGAAACCACATTCCATGCCGATGTTAATTCCGTGATCATGGGGCAGGCGCACATGGAAGCGCAGAAGCTTGCACAGCACTACGTGCATTTGCAGTCCGAATACCAGCAAGGCCATATCGATGGCATGCTGCAATATGTGCCGCAGAATCAATATGATGAATCAGAATGAGCCTGATTTCCATGACAAGTCGATCATCGTTTTAACCAAGGGTTATATCGCGCTGATCGATGAAGAAGATTGGGAAATGCTGTCGCAATGGCGCTGGCATGCGCATCGGGCAAACGGAGGAATCTATGCCCGCAACGGCGAAAAGATGTACATGCATCGCCTGATTATGAAAACGCCACGGCATTTGCAAACCGATCATAGGGATAACAACACATTGAACAATCGCAAGCAGAACTTGCGGAATTGCACTCGAAAGACAAATTGCAGAAATCGCAAGCGGAGGAAATAAAATGACGTATCAGGAAGCAGCAAAAATCGCAATGCAGTGTCAAGATGCATGCAATATGGGTGGCGTGGCTAATTCGTTTCAAGAAGCCGTGCAAGCAGTGTGGCAAGAAGCCCATAGGACTGGGCATGGTACGGACTGGGTTAATAAGCATCCTATCATTACGGCATTTCTTGATAAAATGGCCGATCTGAACGGGCGGCTTAATGTAATTGAAACCATGCAAGCAATGGATGCATGCGACAAAATTGCCGCTAATGAACCAGTTGAAGTGTAAATCCAATATTGGAATTGAAAGAGGAGAGTAAAATGAAAGTATGGCCGAAAGAAGTTCTTAAGAATTGGGAACGCTACCAGCTTGGCATTCCTGATTTCGTACCAGCATACAAGCGTGAGCTTGTCGGCAAGTGCAACAATGCAATCTGCCGCGTGCTGAACAACACCAAGCCGCTACGGGTTTTGTATAATCCGTTTCATGGCACAACCGTTAACTGGCTGACGGTGCTAAGGCTGGCGGTTGAGCTTGGGTACGTGACGAAAGACGAGCTGGATCAGGTCTACGTCATGGCCAAGGCAAACGATTACCTGCCGGAAGTTGAAAAGTAAAATCCAATATTGGAATTGAAAGAGGATAATAAAATGATAAAGAAAACCGAGAAAAAGTGGACGCTTAAAGAAGTCAAAGCCCGCATTGCCGGGCTGGATGAAGTTACGCAGAAGTCAGTTGTGTGTGCTTTGGTTGGACATAGCAACATCATAACGGGTTGCTTGGGTTACTGGAACTGCGGGCGGTGCGATGCTCAGATTGGCGATAGCTTGGGCGGAAGCTTTCAGCCTGTTAATCAGGTTATCATCGGGCATGATTGCAAAACCTGCCGCGCGAATGCGAAAAAACTGACTTGGAAGGATACGTTCCTAGCACCTGATCCATTCAAGACAGCAGAATAAAAATCCAATATTGGAATCGTAAATCGGAAGGAGTAAAGATAAATGGATGCGACGTTTAAATGTGTGGACTGCAAGCAAACCAAACCCACGCAAACAGCTAATGGAAAAGCTTGCGGGATTGGTTACGGCGAATATGCTGGCAATAAGGTTTGCTACGAGTGCTGTGCTGAACGTGATCGGCAGCATATGCGCACAAGCAATGAAATCACCCTGTACTGGAACGATAAAGAGGTTACAAACTGGCCCGGCACACTGCGCATTGCGCCATACAAGGTTACATCGGGCTTTTACACATGGTGCGGCCGTCCCTTGAAGAATACGAATGTGTGGTTTGAGTTTGAAGGGATTGCTTGGCGCGGAACAAACAAGGGAGATGATCAAATCTTGAGATGCAAGAAGCTCAAACGCCAGCCAAAAGCAATCTCCGCGCCAATACTTCCGTTTGAAAAACAATCTCCGGGCGCAGAAATTAAAAATGAAAAATAATCTCCGCGCCCTACATGGGCAACTGATATACAGGTCATCCTTGTAGGGGCATGGCCAAGGCAGACACAAAAGGCAAGCGTAAGCTTGCCTTTTGGCTGTGCGCCACACAAACGCTTGACAGCCTGCCCACGCGCACGCATCCGCGCATGTGTGAACGATACACAACGCAACCAAAATTCCAATATTGGAATTGCAATTAGATTGTTAGTTTGAAACCTAAAAAAAGTATTGACTTTTGAGAAACCATGCAAACCGCAAAATTCAATTCCAATATTGGAATAGCAGAATTGACAGCTTGACAGCCAAAAAATAAGTGAAATAAAGACTTGCCTTTTCCGAAAGTTTGTTATACAATATAGCTGTATTGAATTGTGGGTTGTGGCCCATTTCAGGCCATGCCGGACCGGACAGCCAAACGGCTTAGGTAGCAAACGGCAGACTCCCCGAGCGATTGATCTTTGAAAGATTACTGATAAGACTGGCAAGCGGAAAAAGCATGCCAGAAAATTTAACTAATCCAATATTGGAATTGATAACGGCTTACTATATAGTAGCCAAACGCTTTGCCCATAGGGCAGGCAAAATTAAATGCAAGGTAGGGTAAGAAAATGGCAAGCGCACCAAACACGGCCACGATGCCGCTAGAAACGCGAGTAGTCAATCCTAACAAGATTGATCTATTTACGTTTGATTCCAGAAAAGGCGAAAACGGTAGCCGCCGCACTCCGGCGGAAATCGCCCGTTTCTGGAATGAGGATATATCAGTAAATGGCCTGCTTTCAGAGCCTGTTTGTACAATTCGTGGCGGAAAGCTTTACGCCATTGAGGGGCGCGGCAGGATTCAAGCTTTCATATATGGGAAGCAAACTCAGATTCCAGTCAAGATTAAGCCTGATCTTGAGGATGCGGAAATCTTGAAGCTGGCACTCATCGGCAACATATCGGCAAAACAGATGCGACCTATGGAAGTAATTGAATGCATCAAGGTGCTAGAGGAAAAGGGGGAGGATGTTTCAGTTTTGAAGCTTTCCCCTTCTGCCGTGGCGCTTTACAAGCAGATTCGCAAACTGTTTGCCGATGCCAAGCTTGATAAGGAAATTGAGCGGATTATGGTCAACAATATTCCGCTTACTACCTTGGCCATTTTTGCAAATCGCAAGAACGTGCAATCAGGAGCGGGCCAAGCAGCATTGAAAAATCCTGCTTTGCAAGCTGCCGCAACCGAAGCGGAAAAGGAAACCGCAGCCGCAGCCGCAAACGGCAAACCGCAAACAATCGGCAAGCAGGGTGCAGGCACGCAAAAGCCTGCCGCAAAGAAGGTTAAGAAGGCTGCAAAGAAGGCAATCAAAACGGCAGGCGGGACGCTGCCCCCGAAAAAGACTGCCGGAAAGCCTGCCGCATCGGGTGATTTAAAGGCTTTCAAATCGCAGCTTATGGCCCGGATAACAGACCGGATTAAGGCAAACGTTGCAGCCAGCAAGAAACCCAAGGCGGATAAAACCATGTTGAAGGGAGAAAATCAGGCTTTGGAATGGGTTAAATCGGTTATCGTTTAACCTGATCGGCACTCACAACCGAGTAAACAAGGCAGGCGCAATATTGCGCCTGCCTTTTCTTTTGAACTAGAAAAGGAATCGGGCAATGTTACAGGAAATCGAAAAACTGAATGCAAGCTTGCCACGGCAGGCTTTCACAACTCCGGGCAATTTTGCCCGATTGATTCGCGAGATTAGCCAAGCTCTTGCTTGGTTGATTCCAATGTACAAAGGAAAGTTGAAGGCAATTGAAAGCCTTAACCATAAAAACTCTGAGTTGTTATGGGATTTAGAGTTTTTGCGAAATGAATATCGGTTGAAATGTGAAACTCTCAACCGTGCAAACAATCGGATTATCAGTCTCGCCCATGAACTTGAAACCGCAAAGCGGTTGCAGCCTGCCGCACGGTTGCAGGATGCAATTGAGCTATTCAATTCCGAATTGCATAGCGCCAAGCTTTCCGGCATGGAAAAGCGTAAAGCTTTGGATACTATCCGCGCCGATTGCGCGGCACTATTGCAGCATGCCCGGACCGTCAAGCAAGATGCAATCGGCTTTCCCTCCCTTGCATATCAAAACGAGATGCAAGCAATTCACGATATGAGGTGCGACTAATGCCGCGTTCTAAAATCACTCTGGCAGAGTTTCTAACACTCTGCATTCTAGCCATGCTTACGGGCTTTTTGTTGCATGCCCTAATGCACGGCGCAACCGATGAAAGCAGGCTGCATCATGTTAGCGAAGATGAACTGGCAAGCATGGTACAGCCCGGAAATGAAAACCCATATTTGAACGTTTTCAAAATCGTTAAATGAAAGCAGGATAATCAAATGAGGTTAAGAACTGCCGCAATAATCCTAGGTCTTTATCGCTGGCCGGATAATGACGGGATTCGCCGCGAGGCAAGAAAACTGCTAGGCACGATACCGGACAAGCTGGAAAAAGGCTTCAAGACTGGCGATGTCTATCGCATTGTACAAGCTTTTAAAACTCCCTCCGCTGCCGTTAAGGTATCGCGCAAAGAATTAAAGGCAAAGCGGGTGCCGATTGAAGCAATTGCCGTAAAGGATAATCCGCGCTTGTATGCTGCTGCTGAAAAGGTAGAACGCGCGGCAGGCGTTCTATACTGTGATCGGTGCAATTACCCCGCGCGCGCCTGCCGTTGCAAGGTGCCGCACAATCTGCATACCTCAGTGCAAAAAGCAGCCATTGCCACGGTAAAAGAATCCGATGAAAGCATTATGGCAAGATGGGGAATCAAAAACCGCTTTGTGTATCAATCGGTGCGATATGCAATGGCTGCCCTAAACGTCAAGACTTTGGAAGCATGGCGCGATAAGCTTTTGCTGCCACCGCAAAAAGGAGTGCATAACGGCATCCCCTATAAAGCGCAGATTGCCTTGCAAATTGTGCGGGTGTTTATCGTGGTTACTAATTCAGATTTTAAAGGCTTTCAGAACGCTGTAAACGTTACTAAAAGAGTTTTGCAATCAGAGCTAAAGCCTGCCGTGCAAAAAGCCGTTAAGGTTTCCAAGCCTGTCAAACCGGCAGGCAAAATTAAAAAAGGGAGGAAATAGGACGATGAAACTAGGCAAGCTTCACACAACACAAGGGGTTGATCGATTCGCGAGGGATTCAGCCATGCTCAATCAGCCTAATCTTTGGCCAATGCTGCGCCTGCCGCTAAAGCATGCGACTCGCAAGGATGCGGCAGGCTTTCCCCTGCTGGGATACGTGGTAGCAACCGCGCCACATAAGGTTATCTTGGGGAATATCTTTTGCCCCCTGCCACATGGCCCGGTTCAATTGCCCGTAGAAACGTTTGAGAACGTGCAAAGCCTGCTTGCCGATGGCTGGCAGGTCGATTGAACCTGAAAGCCTGCCTAGAGGCAGGAAACGCGGTTTTAGAGGCTGTCTAATCGGGCAGCCTCTATCTTTTGAAGGGAGGAAAGCACAATGGAAGCGAACAAGGAATTGGAAGCCTATCTTGCCAGCTTGGAATTGCTGCCTGCCAATTGGCGAATAGCTGAATTGAAGGCTCTGGCGTCCGCTCTGGTAAAAGCATGCGATGGGATACCGGCAGATCAATTGACGGTCGAGGAAACCGCAGCATTGAAGCGCATTAAGGATAGCCTTTAGGCTGATCGGGGAGAAATCGCAAATAAACACTTGACACAATTGGAGGGGAGTTTAGACTCAATTCCATGCTCTGCATAGCAGGCTAAAATCTCTCGGTTGAGGTGATAACATGGACAAGGCAATTCAGGCAGCAAAAGCAAAAAAAGCGGCAGAGTTTCGCGCGCGGATAGCTGGAAAAGCTTTAGTTAGGCGAATCATGGAAGCCGTTAACAAGCTGGGTTTTGATCGGGAAGTTTGGGTCTGGCCAATGGGCAGTTTCAGCATTGTGGAAAAGCGCGATTGCAGCTATCGCATGATCGCATCCGGGCATGATCGGCGGCTGCATGAATATGCTTTTCCGGTTTTGCGCTTTCGGTTCAATGCCGATGCCTCAATGATAGCCATGCGACTGGCTGAAAAGGGCATGCTTCCGGGCTATTCCATGCGTTTGCCGGTTGTCAATCAGGCTGATCGGTTGAAGGCTTTTGAGGCTGCCGCAAATCAGCGGATTGATTCAGTTAATGCGCAATGGACCGATGAAATGTCGGCTAACCTTGCACGGCTTGCGGCACAAGATGATGAACCGTTTAACGTTCCGGTTATGTTTGACGGTGGCAACCGCATACAGGCAATGATCCGCTAACACAAACGCTTGACACATAGCAAGCCCACAACCGATTGCCAGTTGTGGGCTTTCCTTTTAAACAAACACTTGACTAGATAGGATGAATCATGCAACCGATAGATAAACAAACACTTGACACAAACACAGTAGAATCCAATATTGGAATAAACAAATACTTGACAAGCAGGTTAGCAAGCCCCCCACCCCTTAGCCCGATCTGCCGGTGAGCTGCGTGTACCCCATCGGTTTTTCTGAAGCCAAAGCTATTCTGTCAACACTTTATTTATTTTCTGGAACTATCAGGCTATGTCAAGTATTTATATGACAGTGGTTGAGTATACTGATTAGGGCTTGCTTGCATCCGAGTTGAAATCATCGTCCATGACAATAGGGCAGTTTTCTATCCGATCATCTATTACTGCATCCGATAATACTTCACCAAGTTCATCGGCAACATGTGTCAACACTTTATTTAAGCTTAGGGATTGCAGTTTGCTGCTTTTGCCTTCCAGATGCGGTTTATTCAAATTATGGCGTTCCTTGTATATCTCTAGGAATAGACGTTCATACTGCTTGGCGATTTTGGCTGACTTTTTCCTTTTTTGATGGGTTTCGCGTGTTTGGGCATATGCCTGCCATTCTGCAACTGCCAGCATGATTACGGCTTCATAGTTGGAGTAGGCGAAGCCTGCGGGCGCGATTTGGGCTGGATCGAGCTTGGAGTTGGGCGGGAAGCCGAGCGTTTTGAGGATCGCATGGATTCTGTCGTGGAGATTGGAAGCCATTAGAGTCTCCTGTCAAGTGTTTGTTATGATCTGTCAAGTAATTCATTAAGTTTTTCTGGCGCACCCTGAAGCCTGTCAAGTATCTGCTTATGCTCGCCAGCGTTAATGCTGTCATGCCATTTTTTCAGCTTGTCTGAGATGGCAATGTGAGCTTGTACTATCTCGGAATTGGTCGGCGGTCTTGAGGATTCCAATATTGGAATGCCGTGCATCAGCTTGGGGATTTCCGCTTCGAGCTGCTTGTACAGCGCGCTTTGGTTGTCAGGCTCAAAGCCGTTGTATTCCCGCTGCTTGCAGATCAGCAGCAGTTGAACCGCCTGAACAAGCCGGGCTTTCATGCTTTCAATGTCAGTTTTGAGCTTTTTCGCCCGCTGATTCGCGTATTCCAGCTTTTCCAGCAGGCGGGAGGTGGAGATTCCTTGCTGATAAATCATAATATTTGCTCCTTTTTTTACAGTTTGGCGTCGGATAACGCCTTGTTGATTTCCCGTTTGAGGTCGTCAACGCTTTCTATGACTTGGTAGTACACCCAGCCCTTGATGTGAACGCGGGTGCAGCGAAATTTGCTGAAGCGGGTTACATGCGATTCCAGCCTGACGACTTCTTCCGCGTGAATCGCGATTTTGTCACCGCTTATTCCGGTAAGGGTGATCAGCATGATTATGCTTCTTTCGCTGGGTATCTTTTAAGGTAAATTTCATGGGCGAGCGCTGCAAAGGCTTTGGCGGTATGCGAAGCCTGCCATTTTTGATGCAGGTTGCCGACGGCATCAAGCCCATCAGCATACTGCTGCCATTCAAACGCAGCAAGGATGATGAATACCTCTGTAATGGAATACAGCCCTTCATAGGCGGCCGGTTCCAGCTTGGAACCGGCCGGCAGGCCGTATTGCTTCATTAGCGCCTTTGCCTGATCCATGATGCCGTTGGTTTCAATATTGATTTTCTTGAAAGTCGGTGCTTCCTGATTTTTAAAGTAGAAGTAGTGATCAACACATGCTGGACAATAGATTTTTTGGTTTTCGCTTGCATGCACGTTGTGCAGTGGAGTTTTGCAGATGCAGCATTCGCGCTGCTTTGGCGGCGGCTTGTGTTCGGCTTCCTTGTGCTCTTGGATAAAACATTTGATGCGGTATTCTATCCAGTCTCGATCATCTCCAGTCAGTTTGAAGCTCATTTTGCTGCCTTTCAGGGTTTGCCAGATTAGATTCCAATATTGGATTTGGGTGTTCACTTGCCTGCTGCCGCCCGCAGGCGCGCCTGCTGCAAGAACGCGGCATCAAGGTCATCGCGCTTGTCTTTCGGGTAAAAGACTGTCTCATCTTCAATGTTCAGGCTATCCCCATAGGACAGGGCTTCATCGAATTCCTGCTTGGTCAGGACTTGCGTGCGCAGCTTTTGGAACAGCTTGCGCTTGTGGTCTATGCTTTCAAAACGGATTTTTGCCCGCAATGCTGTTTCAGTGGTGGATGGTGTTCTCCAAACCGGGTCAGCCTTGGTTGAATTCTGGTTGACGATCCAGTCGGTGCTGGTGTTGTCCCAGCTTTGCGTAGTTGTGGTGCCGTGGACGATGAGGCGCACGGTGCCGGTAGTTACAGTTGCCTTGCAGGGCTTTGGGGTTGGCGTGACGGCGGCGATAACCCGTACAGGCAGCGCCAGCTCATGCTGCATGTTCCTGATGCCGCAGACGAAAATGATTGCGGCAAGAATGGTTGCTGCTATCGATATTAAGTACCAGATGTAGGGCGGTTTGGGCATTTTGGTTTCCTCTTTCAACTCCAATATTGGGTTTATTCCTGCAAGCCCGCTTCCCGGTAGGCGGCAAGGGTGGCTGCGGTGATCACTTCCGAACGGCGTTCTTGTGTCAGGTGCTCATTCATGGCCTGTACAAAATATTTATCGCCGAAATGCTGGCAGGCTCGCCGCTCGCGCGGGGTCATGGCTTCGAGCAAATGCACGCGGTACGGCCTGAGCGGTATCCTGTTCATCTCGTCAAACGGCCAATCCATGTTACTGATCCTTTCTTCTATCGTTCCTGCATCCACATCGTAAAGGCCATAAATGCCAGCAGTGCTATCCATCCTATTAACTCGCATGTTTCATGGTTTATTTAATAATCCCTTCTTCGTCCATGTCATAAACTCTGAGCAAAGCTTTTGCCGCTGTTGGATATTTAGTTTTGAGCGTCAGGTAGGCATCGTATATTCCAGCATGATGCCCACGATACCATGTAAGCTCATTCCGTTGACCTTTCGGCAAATTGCTGCAAGCCTCTTTTGCTGTTATGCACCTTTTGCGGACTAATTTACGCGGCCTCATCGCTACCCCTCCCCACGGCTCAGCTCGATTGGCTTGCCGCAGTTGGGGCAGTAAGTTCCAATCGCGGCTCCGTAGTGAGTTCCGCATTGAGTATCAAAACGCTGTATGTTGTACCTTGGTTCTACCATGAAATCACGCTGCGTCCACCTGCACGTCTCCGGCTCAACCGGCTCGGAGCGCAGGGCTTCTATGGCAATCGTTAAATCATTGATGCCGTGTGTAATTCCCGCTGTGTATTCGATGCTCATACCTTTATCTACAGCATCCTTATGCGCTATGCGCAGACCATCTCTTACACTTTCCAGCGCACGCGCGGCTTGCGAGGGGGCTGCGGGTTGCTTATCTTCTTCCGGTTTCCCAAATATAAAGTTTACCGCCTTGGCGGTTTCAATAGGGAATGAAGATAGCTCTTTAACAGGCTGAACGTCGCTACGCAGCACCGCGTCGAGCTGGCAGTCGGGTTTGTGGCCGTGCCTTTTTAATCCTCGACAAGCAGGACATTCTGTGAGGCCGGTAGAAGTATATCCGCCCCACTCCACATCCCGCAGCACCTTCGCCTTGGCGTCGTTGCGGGCGGGGTTCGGTTGTTGCTGGGAATGCTGAGCCTCAGAGCGGTGTTCATCTAATGCTAATTTCAGTGCATGCTTTACATCTTTAAAAAATTCAACTCGCTCGCCGGTGTTGCGAAATAGAGGCATGGTCTTACTCCCTTTCAATTCCAATATTGGATTGGTTACATTCCTGTAATGCGAAAGTTGCCCAGCTTGCAGTTCTTGATGCGGTTGCTTGTCAGACCGGCAATTTCATCGTGCCAGTTCGAGCTGATGCCGTAGCCATCGCAGTTCTTGATATTATTATCGCGGCAGACGTTGCCTGTGCGCAGTCCGGCAGTCGTATCAGGCTCACCCGAAAACTTGATTCCGCTACCATTTTCGTTGGCGAGTGCGTGCGTAACGCGGATGTAGTTGTTATTGACCGTGCAGTTGCGCATTGGCATTCCTACACGCGCCCACAATTCAATTGCGGTGCCTGTTTCGGATGTAACGTTGCCAGTGATGGTGTGGTTGCTGCCGCCTTGCAGGCCGACAAAATGACCATCGCGCGAGGGGTTGGTTTTCGTGGTGCCGATGAAGGAGCCTTTGCAGTTCTTGACGGTGATGCGCTGCGCTCCATCCTGCTCATGGTCATTTTGCAGGTAATTAGAGTAAATGAAATCGCCTGTGTATTGCGCAAAGCAGGATTCAAAAGACCAGTCATCATTGCCGGGGAAAAGCTGAACGGCTTTTTCATTCTCCGGTGACAGGTGCAGGAAGCCGCAGCGGATGAACCTGATCTTTTTGGCGAGTTCGCCGCGAAGCTGCCCGCAATGACTGAAGGTTATGTCAATAAAGGTGAGGTTGGATTTTCCGTCAAGGTTCAGATATTGCCCCTCGATCAGCTTGGGGCCGACTAGGCCGAATGAGTTGTACTGCATTGCCTTCATAACTACGCTCCTTTGCGCTGCTTTGTTGTTTTGCTCAGAAAGTACCCATTTAAAATCATCCGGATTTCTTCGGAAACGGTGCAGTGGTTTTCCTTGGCCCGGCTTTTAATTGCGTCCAATAGATATTCCGGCAGGCGTAGCGCTACCAGCGCTTTATGGCGGCAGATGTTTTGCACCATTGCGAACTGCGTATGCGGGTTTAGCTTCTTGAATTCCAATATTGGAATCCGCATCGCATCGGCGGTTGCTTTGATTGTGGCTTCATTAAATTGCATGGCGATCCTTTCTCATAATGTAGCATCTATTGTACCACAAAAAACGTTATACGTCAAGTTTGACAAAATAACGTAGTTTTTGCTATAATAATTGTCACTTTTGGTAGAAAGGATGCGAAATGTGGCTCAGTCATTGTTAAAGCGGTTCTTTCTCAGGCTGGTTATTCGGGATGGCTCGAACTGTACCATCTGCGGCAGGCCGCTGCATTTAAAAGTAACCTTGCCTAGTAGTTATGCGATGGCGACAACCATAGATCATATTATTCCTAGATCGAAAGGCGGGAAAAATAATATCGGGAATCTCAGGCTGGCGCATAATAAGTGCAACAAGAAGCGTGGTGCGCCGGATAACCTGCTGCTTCCACAGCAGGGTGATGTTAAGTTTGTAGAAAGGAATGAGCATGGTACTTAATCAGATCGAAGCGCATGTGTGGGAAATGTTTACGCTGAATCAGCTTGTGGTTGAGCCATACCCCAACGGGCAGGTTGTGCGGGTAAGGTATCCGCATTTGCATACCGCTGTTGGGGTGTTCAAAAAGACAGTTGCCAAGATGCTGATTCATAGTGTGACCAACTGGAATGACAGCAATACACCAACCAGCTTTGTGCAGATCGCGGGTTTTGTACAGTCGTACAAGCGCGAGCCTGAGATTGATGATGTAATCCGCGTGCGCGTGAATCAGCCTGTCAGCATCCGGCAGGATAAGCATACAGGCTGGTGGGAACTGCATTGCGAGATTCGCAGCATTGAATTTGTCGGTAAACTGGATTGAATCCAATATTGGAATTAATAGAAAGCGAGAAGTGAGATGAAGCAGCAGCATAAAGATAGCTTGACCCATTCAGGGCGTAATTGGAGGTCATTTGGTGTCTGGTTGGAGGCATGCATGAATAAGTGGGTGAAGCGGCCAAAAGAACCTCCAACATTCAGCTTGTTCCATGAAGAAGATAGCAGTGGCGTGAAGTGTGAGTATAGGCCAGCAAGCGGCCTGCATCTGCATATTTATGCAGATGACGTAAGAACAAGGAGATTTTTTCTACCGGACAGGTGGTTGTTAGGCGTAATTAATGCAGCAAAACGTTTGCTTGGGGATAATACTAAGTACACGTTTAAAGTGCTTGATGTAGCCAATCAAGAAACAGAGCAGATTTTTGAGCGGGTAGCAGAAGTTAAACCGCAAGCGACTATTGTGCTTTCCGTATATTTGTGGCGTAAGGTCGCGGAATGGTTGCAGAAGTCGTATGCGCAGAATGTTGTGGATTCTGAAAACAAGGTGTTCACTACGCCAAACTCAAGTCAGGAAGTTAACTGTTGGTATCATGGTTTTAAATACGGCAAGAGTGGTGAAGATTTTAAATTGGTGATCGAAAACAACTTGGATGATGAAGGTGATGTGCCGTCTACTCCGCCGGTGATCATTAAAATTGTTGGCTTGGATAATCTGCGGGTGTTCATAGCCTGCGTAGAATGCATGCGGTTTGGCAATTACAAGCTGACCCATGAAAATAATATTTTGAAGTTTGAAGATGTGACGGATAGGCCGGGGCGGCAGTCGGGTCAGCCGCCGACTACATTTGCCGTCGATGAAACATTTCATAATGAAGCTTTTCGCGGGGAAGTTGAAAAATGCTTGCAGGATGACCTGAACGAGCTTTATGAACTGCGGGAGGTTGTAAAAATACTGCGTGAAGATCACCCTGCCACCGAAAATACACGGCATCAAAATCTTCTATTAAACAAGTACGGTTTGCTGGGCTGATTCCAATATTGGAACTGATTGTGCAAACTTGACAAAATAAGAAATAATTGTTATAATTATTTTATGAAGCGTGGCCATATGGCTCGCACATTTCAATTGAAAGAGCAGGGTTCGTAAAATGCCAGCAATGATTGACAATATGGCCTACGTAGGCGAAACGCCGTGGCACGGCCTCGGTGTGAAATTGGATCAAGGCAAAAGTTTGGATCAATGGATGAAAGCCGCAGGCTTGAACTGGGATGCTAAGCTTACCCCAGTTTTGTACGATGCTGATGGAAATGGTGAAGCAGTCGAGCAAATGCCCGGACAAAATGTGCTGTATCGTTCAGACAATGGCAAGGCGCTTTCGATTGTCTCTGAACGATACAAGCCAGTGCAGCCCAAGGAGGTTTTCAAGTTCTTCAAGAAGTACACGGAAGATTTGGAAATCTGCAAGATGGAAACGGCTGGCAGCTTGGATGAGGGCCGCAAGATTTGGGCGCTGGCAAAAGCTGAAGATGAATTCACGCTTGGCGGCGAGGATAAGATTGGCCGCTATCTGCTGCTGGCTACCAGCTATGATCGTTCGCTGCCTACGCTGGTTTCGCAAACCAGCATTCGAGTGGTGTGCCATAACACGCTGATGCTGGCGGCTGAGTCCGATGTAAAAAGCCAGCACCGCATCAGCCACATTACGGAGTTCAGTGCTGACAAGGCGCAGCAGCTCCTTGAGCTGAACACCAACTGGCAATCCTTCAGTGCGATTGTGAAGAAGCTGGCGGCGCGCAAGGTGACAAGCGACAAAGGGATTGAATACTTCACAAACGTATTCTATCCAATGGCTACATCGGAATCGACGCCGATCAAGACGATCACCCGCAGGATCGATCAGCTTCAGGACATCTACGAAACGGCACCCGGTCAGGAAATGGCATCCGCGCGCGGTCGGGCGTGGGGCTACCTGAATGCAGTTACGCGCTTTGTTGACTTCGATGCCCGCAGCCGGGATCAGGACAGGCGCTTGGACAAGGCTTGGTTTGGCGAGGGTGCCGTAATCAAGCAGCGTGCGTTCGAGCTGGCGCAGGAGTTGTAATCGTGCCGGTTAGGACACGGTTTGAAGTCAGGCTTGGTTATGTACTGCGTAGTTTGCGTGAGTCTAGGAAGCTCACGCAAACTAAGCTTGCAGACCGGGTTGGGACTTCACAACCGGATATTAGCTTTTGGGAATCTGGTCGGCACCAGCCGACAATCACCAAGCTGGCGCAGGTTGCTGAGTTGTTTGGTTTGCAGCTCAGTGATTTGATTAGACTGGTTGAGAACATTCCGTAAATCCAATATTGGAATTGAAAGGTTGAAGTCAAATGGCAAAGCAGGAAGAAGCGATCTATATCGTTCGTGAGCTGGCGCAGCTTGAAGGTAACTTTATGGATAATCCGGAAGAAGCTGGAAGGCTGGCGCTGGAAAAATCAGCAAAAATGCCCGGCAGGGTTTTTGTGGTGTTTAAAAGCACCGCGAGTTGTGTAACGCCCGTAGTCGTCAGTACTACGCAGTTTACTAATAATAGTAGTGATTTGATTAAGCGGGCTTCCAAGCTGCGAAACGAGAAAAATGCTAACGCTGTACGTAGGATCGATCCTGAAGATAACTGCCCACAGTTTGTTGGAGGTTGACTATTTATGTCGCGCATCTACGCTTTCGATAAAGCATTGACAACAGAAGTAGGCGACATAGCTGATGGGGTAAATGTTCACTTTGATCGCTTCATTCGTCTGAACGCAAAAGACCCAAGCTGCCAGAGCGGCTTAAACACCTTCGGCGTGGCTGTACGCATCCAGCTTCCAAGTGATGAGAATCGACGACGGCAGGTAATTACATACCTGCAAAAGTTGGAAACACGAACTCCGCTGCTATTCCTGCCGCAGTTGATTCAGAAACTTGAAAAGCTGTTGCCTTACTGTAAAAGTGTATCGTTGATTATTTAACTTCTTGCACTAAAAATTATTTGTGCTATATACTCCCGGCCAGCTTCGCCGGGAGTTTTTCTATATGCAGCCTCAAGACCTTTTGAGCAGTGGCCATGTCAATCTGCAAATTCGATTCAAGATGGAAGAATCAAACATTCCAGTGCTTGAGATGCTGAAGCTGGAACACTACTACAAGCCTGAGCATAATAACGCATACGTAACTCTAGGTCTGGATAAGATCACGCAGCAGCATTATCTGGATGCGGAGCTGGTTGATCTGCTGGTTGCCAGCAAGGATTTATTTGATCAGCCGCCGATGACGACAATTCTGGCGTGGGAGTCAGGCGGCTACTTTTCCGATAACTGTCACGGCTTCGGGCAAACGGTATGCGGCTTCACCGGCAAGCCTCTGAAGCCGTTTTATATTGGTGAAACTCCCAACGGCAAGCACGCGGCATTCTGTGTTCCCAGCAAGACGGTAGTTTGTGTTTCAAATATTCGTACGGATGATCGCATCAACCTTGGGGTGTTTGATGTGATCTTTGATTTTACGGATGAATCATACAATGCGGTATCAACCAACGTGGTTGTGCATTGGGCGGGCAGTAGGTTCTATGAAACCTCGCCGCGCTACCGCATTCCGCTGGGCTTGGCGTTCGCCAAGTCGCGGACTCCGAACTGTTCTGGCCCTGTCTACATGACCAGTGATTAATTCCAATATTGGAAAGTCGAAAGATGGCTAAGTCAAAAGCAACATTAATTGTCCCCCCAACCAAGATGATTCCGTGCAAGGATTTGAAGGAGTACCCCGGCAATCCGCGCACGATGAGCCGTGCTGAATTCAACAACCTGTGCAAGAGCTTGCAAGAACATGGGCTGGTGCAGGACATTATTGTTGATGAGCGTAATCAGATTCTCGGCGGCAACCAGCGCTTGCGGGCGCTCAAGAAGTGCGGATACGGCGGCGAGAGCATCCCCTGTAAGGTGATCGATTTCAAGGGCGATACCAAGGCGGCGCGCAGCCTGAATGTGAAGCTTAACCGCATTCATGGCGAGTTTGACATGGATATGCTGTTCAAGTTCCTTGAAGATTTCGATGCAGCCGAAATTGAAGATGCCGGATTTGATTCTGAGGAAATGGAAGAACTACGCCGCCTGTTGGATGATGCCAATTCTGAACTGGAAGAAGAAATCGCATCAGAGGGCGCGCGGACTCGCGTGGAGTTTGATGCCGATCTGGCGGGAAATAAAATTGACTTGAAGTTTGGCGGCTTCAAGGCAAAGATTGACATTGAAAAGCAGGAAGCATGGGTTTCGCTCTATGAGCAGCTTGTGCAGGCGAAAGTAATCACCAGTGAACGTCAGTTTGTAACGTGGTTGCTGATTCAAGGTCGGCGTGCCGCAAAAAACCTGTCTGTCGGAAAGCACAAGTCAAATGGCGTGGACTCCTGAAAAACACAAGGCGCAGGCGAGCAATGTACAGCCGATCTATCCTCAAGGCGAGCTGGCCTATCAGACTGATCTTGTTGCTTTGGTATGCCTTGTCCTGCTACTGTTTCAGGGTGCCATCGCCCTGATCGGCGGCGGTATCCTGATTTTTGATAAGAATCTCACGTTAACAGTCAATCAGATTATCGGTATTGGATTTGTGTGGGCGGGCTTTACTACGTTGTTTATCGCTGGATTGATTGATCGAAAATCCAATATTGGAAATGTGGTTCTTGACGATGGCGGTTCATATCCCCAAGGCTAAGCAGCTTCGCATACAAGCTGCCGTTATTCATTTCCTGATTCGCGGAATTAACGATTTTCGTACTTGCCAAGTTCTGTCGCAGAAGTATGGCGTCAGCAAGGCGTATATTCAAAAAGTCATCAAGTACATCTACCAGACTTGGACGCTTTCCGGCGAGCAGGATATGCGGATCAAGCGCAGCCGTGCGATTCTGGCGCGGCGTGCAATCATCTCGTCGGCATGGCTGGGCGATAACCTTGAACTGGCACTGCGGGCTGAAGATTCGCTGGCCATGATCGAAGGCACCAAGTACAGCGAGCTGATTTCCGACGATCCGCAGATGCAGTTTGAAATCACCGTCAAGAAGGCCAAGGGCGAGCTTGACGGCTATTCGGATGAGATTGATCATCCGGGTGAGTTTGAAAAGCGCCAGAAGCGCCAGATGGAAGAATTCACCAAACGCTTCGCTGAATAAGGTTCATGTTTGTAAAATTGTTACGTCAACCGCCGTCAATTAAGACGGATTTTACGCGCTTTATGACGGCGCATGTAATGCTGAATCCTGATCCGCAGATTGTTAAAGACCGCAGCAGGTTTACCTATAACTTCATTGAAGTCCGCGATGAGCTTACCCGCCAGCTTGAAGCTCTGCGCAAGCATGTTGTCTATGCGCAGAGCCATGCGATTTTATGCATTGTGCATCATCGGGATTATTCAATTCGAGACTGGCGCAGCTTCGCAGCGACGGCGTTCATTCAGGACTTCATGCTCAGCCGCGTTAAAAATGTGCAGTTCTTGTTTCAGGTTTCCATTTATGGCGGGCGTGAAGTATTTCGCTCCAAGCGCCGGGCGCAGGGCGGGCATGCTAGGCCGTGGTTTCCCTTCCGCGCAACGCGCGAAGTTTCCATGTTCCTGCTGAAGCGTGATTCCAATACAACTTTCCGAAAATGGGAATCCACGGTTGATGCGGAGAACACCATCAAGGTCGGCAATATCTGGAATGATCGCATCCAATTCGACTATCCAAGTTTGTACACTTATAAATCAATCCTTGATTTATTCTGCCATCCTGACTATACCGTGTATGACTGTGCTCCCGGCGATGGCAGCTTTGCGATAGCATCTGCTGTTGCCGGGCGCAGTTATATCGGCATTTACACGGACATGCAGCAACGCAGATTCATTGCTCAGCGCATTTCCAATATTGGAAATTTCAAGTATGCGAAAAGTAAGTCTGCAACTCTGGCCGCATCAGATTGTTGCATTGCAAAGCCCCAAGCGGGTGACTTGTTTAGCCGGGGGAGTGGGGTCGGGTAAGACCGAGCTGGGGAAAGTTTTCGTTGTCAACGAGAGTCACAGGCAGAATAAATCCATTGGGCTGATCGCCTCCAACACGTACCGCCAGCTTCAGGACGCTACGCTCAGCCGCATCTTGCAAGGGCTTGATGAATGGAAGATCAAGCACAAGATGAACTGGAATCGGATGGTGCTGAAGATCGGTTCCAATCCGGACATTCTCTGCCGCACCCTGACAAATTGGGATAAGCTGGCGGGCGTTGAGCTGGGCTGGTACTACATCGATGAGGCATGGGGATCGCCGGTGGACGGCTTTCGGGAATTGAATCGGCGCATGCGCTGCAAGTATTCCCCCAGCCTGCGTGGCCTGATCACAACCAACCTGAACGGGTACGATTGGATTTATGAGGAATTTGTAGAGAAGCCTGCCGCCGACAAGTCGATTGCCAAGACGCGCTGCCTGATCCGTGCGACAACTTTGGACAACCCCGATCTGGCATTTGAATACCTTGAAAATCTGAAGGCTACAATGAGCAAAGAACTGTTGATGCAGTGGGTGTTTGCGCAATTCGTAAACATCAACGTGCGTTCGTGCTACTACAACTTCAAGCGCTACATGCATGTGAATGCGGAGCAGGCCAAGTTTGATCCGCATCTGCCGCTGCGTTTCACGATGGACTTCAACTACAATCCGCTGTGTGCTTCAGTTGGACAGCAGACGCCCAATAAGGCGTGGACGTTTAAAGAGTATGTGCTGAAGTGCTCAAGCACCTACGACTTGTGCGATGCGTTCATTCGTGACTTCGCGAGCTTTCGCGGTGATGTTTATGTCTATGGCGATGCGACCGGCCAGCGCCATCAAAGTTCCTCAAAGTATTCAGATTATGAAATCATCCGCAAGAAGCTGCGGCCCATCTTTGGACACCGCATGCATATCCGCGTGCCAAATTCAAACCCCAGCATTCGTGACCGCTTGAACGCGGTCAATTCAATGTTGTTGAATGGCAATGAGGAAATCAGATACTATGTGCATCCTGATTGTCGTAAACTGCTGATGGACTTTGAAACTGCCGAAAGCCCGGAGATGAATGCGCTGGCGATTGATAAGCGGGGTACTGACGGCAAGCCGATCACGCACCCCACTGACGCGGCAGGCTACTGGCTGCACAAGGAATTCCCTGTGATCAAGCCTACCTACTCGTCAATCACTTCAGCGGGTCAGAACGGCCAGATATACGGTGTTAAAGACTTGCGGCAAGAACTGTTTGCATAAGAGGATACGCTAATGGCACTCGTCCCCACTAAGATTATCAACGCGCTGCTTGACACTGATCTGAATACGGCGTTGTTTACCGGCAATGCCTACTACCAGAAACAGCGGCCCAACTACTGCAACTGGTGGTGGAGCTTTCGCGGTTTTCCGGACACCGTAAATTTTATTCCTGATTACATTCCGCAGTATCCGCGCGAGCATCCTACAATCTGGAAGCAGCGCGTAGATCGAATCCTGCCGGTCAATTTCACCAAGTCGATCACTAACAAGACGCTGAGTGCGATTTTCTCTGCCAACCAGATCAACCGCACCGGGATTGTTGCCGGATCAGCAGATGAGCTGTTTTTAAACAACTGCGATTTGCGCGGTACGGGTCTTAGCCCATTCATGCGCCGCGCCATGCGTGCAGCGTACATTTTCGGCTTCTCGGTCGTGCTGATGGACTTCCCATCCAATACGAATATGTTTCTGCCGCTGTTCGGCAAAAGCCGGATGACCTATCCTTACTTGTCACTGTTTGATCCAATCAATGTGCTGTCATGGGGTTACGGCATTGACCACACGCTGAAGTATCTGGTGCTTTCCGAAATGAACGCCGGGCTGGCTTATGGCGGCGTGCAGAATTCCAATATTGGAAGTTTGGGCGGTTCAACGCAGTTCATCGTTGTTACATCCGAGCTGATTTACCGGGTGCGCCAGACTGCCAAGCCGATGGTCAAAAGCACTGACCTGCAAACTTATGATGTGGTCGTGGAATCATACAAGCATGCATTGTCTGAATATGGCATCATGCCGTTGACCGTGTTGGCGCGGCCTGAAGAAGTTTGTCCATTCACTTCCGTATCGGGCGTGGCTGAAATTGCCAAGATCGATCAGCGGATTGTTAACTACAACTCGCTGCGCGATGACATTCTGCACGGTCAGGCGTTCGGGCAGCTTTTGATTCAGGCGGACGATGAAGAAGCTATCAGCGAGATTCGCGTAGGTATTACCAGCGCACTGCGCTACCCGACCGGCATGAATCCGCCGCAGTACATCACCCCCGAAGCTTCAGCCGTGGTGAACATCAATGCCACGATTGAAAACGCAATTCAAATGCTGGAACGGCTGATTGATCAGCGCTTGAATTCAACAGGCGGCAGCACGGCAAGTGGCGTGGCGAAAGCTTGGGATTTCCAGCAGGCTGAATTCTCCGTGATTGAAACGGCCAAGATCGGCGAGGCCGCTGAGAATGATATTTGGTACAAGTTGGCTGTGATTGCCGATGACATTAAAATCGGCGAGCCGTCCAAGGTGCTTGCCACTTTCCCGAATCAATTTGATCTGCGCGGACCGCGTGAGTTCATTGATGACTTCACGGCGCTGCATCTTGGTACTGAGCTGCCGCCGCACGCTTTGAAGATTGGCACGAAAACCGCGATTGACAAGCTGATGGCAGTTCGGCCTGAAGATGAGGCAATCATTGAGAAGCAGCTTGACAAGATGGAGAAGGATACGATTGCGCTGGCAACCAGCGGATTCATTCCGCCTACGCTGGGATCGACTGGAATACAGTCCGGAACAAACACAACTGACACCGCGCCAACCAAGCAAATTGCTGGCATGCAGGACAATAACAACGTGACGCTGAAGGATGCGCGCGCGAAAAAGACAAAGAAAAAAGTTGATAATCGTTCCAAGTCGTAACAATAATGCTCTTTCGTTTTAACCGTGTGGTACAGTCAACCGTAAAAATTCCAATATTGGAATTCAGAAAGCAGGACAGGTTTCATGCCGTTTAAGTTAACTGAGGAACAGCGGTCCAAGATCGCTGAGATTGTCGGTGCTGACAATATCCAGCACATCCGCGATGAAGAACAGTTTTTGGAAACCGAAAATGCGCGTGCTACGGCGGTTACAACTGTTACCAAACTGCAAGGTGATCTGGATGGATTGAAAACCATCAAGACGCAGCATGATCAAAACCTTATCGAACTTAACCAACTGCGCGAGGAAAAGACCAAGAAAACGCCAGTTGATGTGCAGCAGGAACTTGAAAGCCTGCGCAATTCATTGAACAGCGAACATCAGGCGCAGCTTCAAAGCCTTACCAGTGATCTGAAGTTCTGGCAGGGTGAAACCGAGCGGGCTTTAAAAACGGAGAAAATCCGCACGGAAGCCGCCAAGCTTAATTTCGAGGATGCAGAAGATGCCGTGCTGCGTCTGACAAACCAAGTCAAGGTTGAAGTTATCGAGCTTGGAGGGGTGAAGCAGGCAGTGCCGATTGTGATCGATCCGACTACCGGCACCAAGCGCTACAACAATGCCGCGCAGCAGATGCAGGTTGATGAACTGGTTGCCCAGCTTGCCAAGGAGAAGAATCACCTGATTAAAAAGACGCTTCGCCAAGGCGCGGGCGCACAGGGTAGCGAAGGCGCTGCCGGGGAAACGGGTCAGGATCGGATCGCAAGTTTGAACAAGCAGTACGATGAGTTCAAAGCCAAGGGTGACATGCAGGGAATGATGCGTGTCGAACGTTTGAAAACTGAACTTCTTAACGCCAGCCGCAAATAAACCGTCGTTATCAATCGAATAGCCGTTAGTCACAGCACAGCGGCTAATTTTTCTTCGGAGCTATTGCTATGCCGACTATTTCTGGCGTTGCAAGTACGTTTACGTTGCCGAACTATCACGGACCCTTGTTCGTGATTCGTGGCAACAATAACCTCTTTTCAGGGGTTATGGGCGGGATCGCCGATGGCGGTGGCCGGGTTATCACCAGCCATGAATTCGGTATCAACATCGAAACGCTGCCTGATCCCAGCCAACCGGCAATTCTGGAAGGTGCTGATATTGTCACGCCGTCCGAATTGACTGCCGAACATCAGATGAATGTTACGCAGATTTTCGACGAGGCATTTGGAATGACCTACTCGAAAACCGCGTCACCTGACATGATCGGTGTTCCGGGCGACATGGATGATGTGGAGCACGTTGCCAACACGCCGGGCTTCAATGATGATCCATTCGAGCATCAGGCCGCGCTCAAGCTGCAAATCATTCGGCGCAAGCTGAACTATGTGGCAATCAACGGCGTCTACCAGCGCCCGACCGATCCGACCAGCACCGCACGCAAGACGCGCGGCGTTCTGGCTGCATGCGATGCCGGGAACGTTGTGGACATTTCGGGTGCTTCTCTGCTCAAGTCGCACTTTGACCTGCTGCTTCGGCAGATGTGGGATAACGGTTCATTCGATGATGGCGGCAACACGATCATTTGGGTGAACAGCTTCAACAAGCAGGCGCTTACTCAACTGTACGCCATCTATCCGATGGACCGTACCGTGGGTGGTGCGAACATCCAGCAGCTTGAAACCGACTTTGGCACGTTCGGCATTGCGATGGATCGTGACATTCCGCAGGACACGATTCTGGTTGCCAACATGAGTGTCATCAGCCCGGTGTTCAATCTGGTGCGTGACCCGCGCGCTGGCGGCGCAACCAAGGGCGTTCTGTTCCGCGAGCCGGTTTCGACCGCGAAGAACGCTTACATCGATCACATCTACGGTGAAATCGGGATCGATCACGGCCCCGGCATCTACCACGGCAAGATCATCAATACGGCGATTGCGTAAGCAACCGGCCCCGCAGTAGTTTAACCAGCCGCCAGTCAATACTGGCGGCTATCCCTTTGAAGCTTAAAATCCATCTGGAGTATACCCAATGGCCTTATCAATGGACGAACTGTTCGGCAGTGGCAACTATGCCGCTGTTGGGGCACTGACAGGCGGCAGCGTGAAGGTGCTTAAACCGCCTGCTGCTGTATATGATGCCGGTCCATTGGCAATCATGCGCTATTACCTTGATTCATTGGTAGCAGCGCAGGCTGCCGATCCGGCAATACCTGATCCGCGTCCGTCTGTGATTACGCGCACTTCGCGCGAAATTAGCGACGGCATTCTTCAAACTACCTACACTGTCACATTCCTTGCACCAATTTCTGCATTGCAGACCGAGCTGGCAACGAATGTGGAAGATGACTTCAATTAATTAAACCAGCCCGGCCTGTAGTACCCAATTCCAATATTGGAATTCGGCAATCCTGAAGTGGAGTTAACTCTAATGCGCTTTACAGCACTCAAAAACCCCATTGCTTTTGTGATGGGGATTCTTTGCCTGCTTTTTCTGCTGTGCAGTTTTGCACATGCTGCTCCTTATACGGCGGGGAATGCCTCGTCCGTCCAGTTGTTCATGGACAATCACCCGCTGTTCAAGGCAGGTTCGCCTTCCAATACTCAGACTTCCGGCACAACGGTTCTGACGTATTCCGGCCAGCCTGCCAACGGTGAGCAACTGACGATCAACTATGCTGGCAATCACGAACGTTTCCAGTTTTACACAGGATCGTCCTATAGTGGTGATGCTGCTTATACTGGCATTCATATTGAGTCGGCGATGGATGATACATACGCTAACCTTGTGACGTATGTAAATGCGCATAGCCGCCTGACGCACATCGTGCATAGCACAGGTGCCAATACGCTTACGTTCCGTGGTGTGTTCCGTGGATCGCGGGCGAATTACATCCATATTGATTCCAGCGATGTTAGTAATATTTCGCCTGCTGCCGATACCTTCCTGACTAGTGGAGCTTCGGCGCAGGGGTTGTATCCCGGTGAAATGGTTTATGACACTCTGACTGGTACGGCGTGGATTCGCCTTGGTACTGACCAAGGCACTGACCCGGCGTGGCGCGTGTTCAATCGTGAACTTGGTCAATTTCAGTTTGGTGATACCGATTGTGCTGATAGCCAGTCCACGGTTGAGTGGGGCACTGGCACTAGCGCGGATGTGGGCGGCAGCATCAAGCGTGTTGTTGCACCCAAGTCCGGTTCGATCATCGGGGTTAGCGTGATCGGCAACACTGCCTGTACATCAGGTTCGCTTGTCGTTGCGCCTACAATTGATGGTACTGCCATTTCGATGACTTCAGGGCTTAATACGCACGCTGGCAGCACTATTACCAGCTACACAACTCAGGTGTACAATGTGACTGGCAGCACGTTTACAGCGGGTCAGGCTATCGGCGTCAAGGCCACTACGGCCAGTTGGCTGCCGGTGACTGATGACGTTGGCGTGACCGTGTTTGTGGAGTATAACTAAACCCCCTTTGTAACCATTGCAGAAAGGTTTCGATTCATGTCGTATATGTTAATCGCCAAGACAACGCCACAGCTTACAGTCGTAATGCCAGATCAGACCGTGCATCGTTTTACTCCGGTCAAGACCGGAAAGAATGACAAGGATGGTTCGCCAGAAGTTGTTGGCGTTCTGCGCATTGCGACTGAGGATGAGGCGATGAAGATTAAAAAAGCAACCAAAGTCCCGTTGCTGGTAAAGCAAGTCAAAAAAGTAAGGGTATGAAATGCCCGCTGCCACGATTTACGATTTGTGGGATGCGAGTTCCCTGAATGGCGATTTGCTGAAAGCAGACTGGTCCAAACTATTAACCCCAGCACTGGATTCTCAGGCTGGGGTTCTTATTTCCAATATTGGAAATCTGGTTGCGCGGTTCATGGGTGAAAGCCAGTTGTTCCAGCAATGCATTCATCGCGGTGATGCTACCAAGGGGAGCGCCAGAGATATTGTTCAAGCGGTACGCAGCTACAATTTTCAAAAGCGCATTGATGCTGTTATCGCAGGCGTCCTGCCCGATTTACTGGCCGATTATCTAGTCTACGCTAATCGAGCATACAAGGCATCGGTGGTGCATCTGATTGAAGGGGTGCATCAGCAGATGAAGGGCGATGCAGACTTTCAGGACGCCAAGCTGAATGTTCGCTTCAGCAAAAGCGAAAAGATTGTTGCCGATGATCTGGTGATGTTCGGTCTGGCGCTGGATCAATTGCTGCATACCCGCATCACGCAGATTTTAAGTCAGTCTTGGCTGCTGGGCATGCTGGCGCGCAATGTAGCCGCTTATGCAACCTACGATCAGGTTTCAGCAGCGGTGCTGGCGATGGTCAAGCTCAAGCTGAAGGATATTCAAAAGCTGTTTGCGCAGCTTGAGTTTGCAGTCGGGCATTTTGCCGTGCGCAAGGCTTCCTTGCGCTTGACTGATGTAAAGATTGTCATCCGATGATCGAGATAATCTTTACCAAGGCGCAGGCTCAGAATGAGCGGGTGCAGCGCTTCATGCAGGAGATGCGGCGCAAGCGCAAGATTTACATCCGCCTGCCGGGCGAGAGCAAGAGCGGCATCTGTCCATTCTGCGCGCAGTATATCTTTATGACGCATGACCTGTCGGGCCGGGTTGTGCCGCTGCCGGTTGTCGGCACTCACGACTTCTGCGTTTGCAGCGATATTCTGCTGGCGATCTTCAAGCTGGGAACCGGCGAGGATGCCAAGGGTTTTTCCGATCCGGCTTACCGCTACAAGATGCGTGCAGCCAAGGCGGGCAAGGTCAAGCGGTTTGAGTGGCTGTCGTACCAGTCTCGAAAAGTGCAGCGTGAAATTTTGGGTGTTAAAAAAGCAGGCTTCTTAAAACGCTTACCCGCCAGCCGTCTTTATGATAAGACTACTGGCTGGGTGAAACCTAATACCGAATTGGAGTGACGCGATGGCTTCCCTGTCAAATTTTGATGTGACCCCTGTAATGCTGCGGCAGTATATGAATCCATCGCTTGATCCAAATGGCGTACAGATCGGGCCGCTGTTCACGCTGGAAGATGTTGACGTTTCCGGCGCGTTCGGCACTAACGATATTGTGCTGGATTTATCTTCAATTGGCCGGGTGGGACGCAACCAGCTTCAAGGTTATCGTTTCTACGTGAACGATATAATGACAACTGCCTATGGCATTATCCAGAACGGTGAATCCGATAGTAACGGGAACGTTCAACTGATTGTCGATCAAGCGCTTCCCAATGATGGTACGTGGCAGATCATCTGTGAATCTTCGCGGGTGGATTATTCCACTACCGATGCTGTGCAGGAAATCAACGGTGCTGCATTGCGTGTGCGGGCGGCGCTCAGTTCCAGTTATGAAAAGATGCTGAGCTACATCGTCGGCCTGCTGCTGTGGCCGCGCGAGGTGGGTGGCTTTGATTCGGCAGCGATGGACATTAGTTCGATAACGCTGCCGTTTTATGAAGCAACTGCCTACCACATCTGGCTGAACCCGATCTACAACTATGAGGCGATGCAGATCGTGCGCTGCGATGCGGACATTACCGACAAGTTTGCCATCACCAGCGATGACGATACGAAAGTATCAACGCTGACTACGGTGGATGGCTATACTCCGGCCAAGGGCAGCGTGATTGCAATGGACTTCAGGCATACGCTTGATCCAGTGCCGTATACGCTTCAGCATGCTGTTTTGGAGTTTGCCAAGGCGCGGCTGACTATGCGCAATTCCAATATTGGAAAAGATCAGATGGACGCCATGCGTGCATCCATGCAGACCGCGATTGAAGATATTGCTTCAATCCCTGAATTCGACGAGCTGAATTTGTATCGGGCAACGAAAGCTAATACGCAGAGTGGATACGGCAGCATTAACGTAATGCGTGGATAACGATGGCCAAGAAAACCCGCCTCTACACCGGCAAGCTGGCGGTGACATTTTCAACTAACAGCATTGTACACAAGCTGGCTTATGTGAATACGCCGTACATTATGCGTACATACAGTGACCGGCTGAAGGCAGTTAATGATGCAATCCGGGCAGCCGTGCGGCAGGAGTTCTGGCCGTATAAAGCCGAACAAATGCAGGGAGCTTGGCAGAGCAGGCGGGGACGCGGGCCTGATGGTGCATCTAATCCGCCTTACCCGCGATGGGTAGCATTGACAAAAAGGTACATGCGCTCCAAGAAGAATGAAGATTTTTGGGTGAAGAAAAAGCGCTTCACGCGCTGGCTGGCCGGGATTGCTTCAGGCGCGCATGCTCCGGGCCGGGTGTGGAACGTAATGACAGTGCCGGGCAGCTTGCATTATGTGCAGTATGTGAATGATGGATGGATGGCATCTGGCAATGGGCAGGGCGGCGGTGGTTCAAGTTCCAAGAAGAGAGGCAGGAAGGGAGGCCGCAAGAACAGAAACATAGGACCGCGCTGGATTCCGGGGCGTCCGATCTTCGTATTCTTTAAAAGCGATCTGACTTACTTGCAGCAGGTTGTACGGCGCGCAGTCAGCAGTGTATTCTTTGGACGCAAATCAACTAGGCGAGGTAAGCGATAACAATGGTAGATATTATGGACGCTCCTGAACCGTTTCTGCGGGAGAACTTGGCGAACTACCTGCGCAAGAAGCTGCTGCGCGTGGATGGCCGGGAAATCCGGGTCAAGATCGTGGAAGGCATTGACGATATTGGCATGAACGAGCTGCCGCTGGTTGGCATCGGAAAGTGCCAGATTCCTTCCCGGCGCGGGGTCACGCACGAAACAGTTGAATTCGATGGAATACTTACGTTATTCTTTGCTGTCCGAAAGGGTACTAGGGAACTGGAATCCGATCAGGCGATGAGCAGGCTGGTGCATTCTGTGTTTAATGTCATCAATCAATCGCGTGGGTTTACGCTTGAATCGTATGGTGTGTTTTCGCATTGCAGTGAATTGCGTGAAATCGAGAGTTTTTACGATGCTTCAGACAACTCAGGATTCGCTCGCCAGTACTCGCTCAATTTTAGTGGAAGCTATCCAACGGAAACCTAAAGCTGGCACTTGGCTCAAGCGCAGGCCGTTTCCTCGTCTTATCAACGATGAATTCGTTTTGCGCTGCACGTACTACCAGCGAGGCTTCTATAAATTCATCCGGTTCGATGGTGATGGCGAGTATGTCATTTTTGATGCACGCAATTACCCGCGCTGGATGATCTTCGATATGTGGTTGAAGGGCCAGATTTATTGTGCTCCGCGACTGCATGATTGCTTTATGTCGAATGCAAAGGCCGCACAGGAAATACAGCGGAAACATCAACAGCAGGTTTTAAAGGATCAACATAAAGAACGGGTGCAAGGGCGCTTAGTTCTGAGGGGTTTGTAAGATGCCTACAGTTTCCACTGCATTCTGGAATGAACAGATTTCCGGCAGCAGCAATGCCGCTGGCGGAAAGTCTCTGCTGTTCGGCAATCCGCATACGATGAAGTTCAAGCACGTTGCCAACGGCTTCGGTCTTGAAATGCCGAATATGTCAACATCGCAGCAAGTCTTCGACATCACGGAAGCATCGATCAATCGCGGCGGTGAAGTTCATATCAGCCGTTGCGATAACGATGTGTATGGCCGTAACGGCGGGTTTGCCGATGCCGTGTTTGGCGTCAAGGTGACTTCGGAAAACATTTCGGCGTTCAACCTTTTCACAAAGGGCGATGAAATGGCCGATATTGAATTCCAATACGAAGGTCGTGCGCGTGCGCGTGAGTTCACGATGACAATGGGTCTGTCTGGCGGTATCGTGAATGACGATATTTCCGTCAGCGGCCAGCACGGAGCTACGCCGGGCAATGCCAGCCTTGGGCTGGAAGCCACGATCCCGGTTAACACCAACGGGCTTGGGACAGGCGCAGGCTTTGGTCCATACAGCATTCCGTGGGCGATTCAGGTTGTTTCTGACCATGAACGTGTTGATGCGTGGACGCCGCAGGATGTTGTGATTCCGTAAATTCCAATATTGGAATTACAATGCGTTGTGTTATGCTTCAAGCCGTCTAACAACTTAGACGGCTTATCTTTTATGGAGTTTTTTAAATGAGTAAACAGCAGGATTATATGCCGAATTTTACGCGAGTAAACGGCATCGAGATTGTTGAACCGGATGAACACTTCCCTATCGGTCAATACCTGACGATGGGGCCGGGTCACGGCATCATGTTTCCATCGGTGCCGCTGGGTCCGAAAGGCACCAAGATGGCTGAAGCCTTGGATGCCACTATTGCCTTTGTTGCCAAGATGCAGGAGGATGCGAACAACCGCGCTGCCAGCCAGATTCCCATGCCGCCACACAAGCCGTTTCGCAATGAAGGCGGATCGGGTGATGTGCAGGAGGCAGCGCCGCAGGAGAATTCCAATATTGGATTTACCGCCATGCTTGCGCAGGCGAATGGTCCAATCATCAGCTTCTTCCGCGCCGGGTTGGAAGTTAACTACTCAAAGCAGACTACCGATTGGATTGTTGATAATTTCCATCTGCAATTGGGCACGATTGCCAAGCTGATTCAAGCGGCGCAGGGGGAAGTGGTAGAGGAAGCAATCTTTCGCAGTCAATCGTGAGAAGTTTGAGCTGATGGGGTTTGCTTCGGTTGAATTGAAAATGCCGCCTGAAGTCTTTGAGCGAAACTGGTCAATGGGTTTCCTCAACATGGGGTGGTTCAAGGCTTCTGAAGCAGCCGCCAAGCGAGTTCGCAAACAGCTTGAAGAAATACGCGAGGGTCGGGATGATCCTCAACCGCAATCCGTTTCCGCAGGTTCCCTAATTGATTCCGATGCACTGTTGCAGCAAATTGACATTACAGAGAAGCTTCAATGAGTCAGACTGAAGATCAACTAAAACTCTTAATTGAAGTTGCTGCAAAATCGGAATCAGCGGCGCTGCACGCGATTGCAAAAGACTTGGACGCCATCGGCAAGGCTGCTGCTGGCGTCCAAGCTCGCATTTTAAAAGGCCCATCCACCGGCAAGCTTTTTGAGTCATTAAACAGCGCGTTCAACAAGAATGCGGTGAATAAAGTTCTTTCCATGATCCGATTGATGAATTCGGACATGCAGAAGGAAATCAACAAGCTTTTCAGCACAAATGAGAAAGTTGCGGCTACGGCTGCAACCAAGCTGCGCAAGACGCTCGAAAAGTCCCTGACCACAACCGGCAAGGTGCCGGGCGGTCTTGGACAGATGATGCGCATGGCCATCGTTAACGCTGGCCTGAAGATTCCAACCGCCAACGTCACATCCGGCCAGACGCTTGGAGTCAAGCGGCTTGAAAACATGCTGCTTGAGCACTTGCGCAAGGGCGGCAATCTGCGTTCATTATTCAGCCCTTCGTTTGCCCCGGCTGGGCTGCTGATGGATCGTACCCGGCTGAGCAATGCCATAAAGAAGGCGGAAGCAGCCGCAGCGGGTACAGGTCCGTCAGCCAAGAAGCCAATTGTGACGCCTGACCGTAGCCGATGGAGTGCGGCGCAGGCCAAACTGGCTGCGGCGATTCAAGGCAGTTCGAGCGGTCAGACATTCTTGGCTGGCGTGTTCGGGCGCGGCATGGCTGCGGGCGTGCTCAATCCAGCTACACCGCAGGCGGCTACAATGCTGGCTGCAAAGGCATCTGCGCGCTGGGCGGCGGCGCAGGCCAAGCTTGATGCTGCTGCGCGTGGGGTTGGACCTTCCGGCAAGCCGTTTATCGGCAACTTGATGGGGCAAACGGCCATTGGTCCGATGGGCGCTTGGAACCATTTCTTCGGCGGCGGCAGGCAAACCTTCGGCGGGATGAAGGGTAAGGGTAGTGCAGCCGCACAATTTTTAGAGCAGCTATACGGTTCAAACATTTTAGGTTTTGCTCAGAAACAGGGTAAGACTGATCTTAGTGAATTTATTAAACTGATGGGGGATAAGAGCACTGGCTTAAAAGCTGAGTTTAAAAAGTACGAAGCATCTTTAGGTAAAGCTGGCAGCGCACACGAAAAGGAAGCACAAGTAGTCGGCAAGGCTGCCGGGCGTGGTGGTGCAGCATCATATGATCCGAATACAGGTACACTATACAACTTGCTTGGCAGCTTAAGCAGGCGGCGCCTGCTGCCGCAGATTCCGGGCATTGTTGGGCGTGGTGCGCGCCAGATTCGTAATATGCTTTCGCTGTACGGTTACGGGCCGGGTTCGCCGGGTGGTGGTCAGGGTCCACGGTCTATGATGGCGGCGCTCGGTACTGGCCCTGCATTAATGCGCATGGGCGCGTCAACAGCCGGTCTTGCAGCGGCAGCGGGGTTTGGCGCATTCAAGCTTGTCAGTGCTGAAGTAGGTAAAGTTCTAACCAACGGTATCGGAATTTTAAAGGGTGTTGTGTCGAATCTTGCAGTTCACATAATCGGCATCCTTGGGCTGCTGCAAGGCATTCGTGGCATCCTGCATGGGATTGAGATTGCCAATCGAGAGTTTGTAGGGAAGTTCGTCACTAGCGCGCTTGTCAGTCACAACCCGCGCAGTGAGAACACGGTTGACAAGGCAATCGATGTTCTTGTTAAAAACTCTACATATACGCGCGATGAGATTCGGGCTTCATTTAACGAGCTGGTAACGCTGGGCGCTTCCATGCCGGAAGCGCTGAAGATTCTGCAAGGTTCCGTGAACATCGGCGCTGCACGCGGCAAGCAGGATTTGCAGAATGTTGCCAAGGATTATCTGCTGCAACTCAAGATCGGCACCAGTGAAGGCTTCCGCCGTCTTACTGGCTTGCGTTCGCTGGTCGGTGAGAATCCATTCCAGCGCAATGCACGTATTGAAGCTGCGGTGGATCGCTTGTTCGGCGGGCGTGGTACTCTGCTGGCGCAGGTTGATGTGCTGGGCAAAATCCACCAGAACATTGAAGAAATTGAATCCGCCTTGGGTGAAGCATTGCTTGGCACGCTGCATCGTGATCTGCTGAAGGTTTCCGATTTCCTTGGAAAAATCTGGCAGGCCAAGGATGTGCTGCTGGATAAGCTGGGGATGAACTATCAGACCGTGGATGCAGTCAGCGGCAGCATGCGTCCCGGCAATGTTTATGACTGGCTTGCTGATAACATCATCGGCGCTTTGAAGAATATCTTTGTTCCTTCAGGGTTGCTTGGAGCAGGCACGCCAAGTTTCAGTCAAGACCCGTTTGGTGCGTTGATGGCTTGGGGCGAAGCTTTCTTCAAGCGATTTATCGATATTGTATTTATGGTAACGCCTGAGATTTTTAAGCTGGCGTCAACCTATGAAGCCACTAAGCTGCGTTATATCCTTCAGTTCTTTACCAGCTATGGACCTAAGCTTGGGCTGCTGATCGGGCGTGAAATCTGGCATGCGTTTAAAGACGAATCGACAAACATCCAAATCCGCGCAAACGAAAAGAATCTCGCTCAGGCCAAGTCTAATCTGCAAATAGACAGTGCAATCATCCGTGATAAAAATTCAACTCCGGCGCAGGTGAAAGAAGCGACTGAAAATCTGCATAAGCAGATGGCCTATATTCAGGATACAACTGACACATTGCAGGGCTTGTATGCTTCAATCAATACGCCGGAAGCCAAGGCACAGCGCGCGGCGGATGAAGCTGACCTGCAAAATACAGCGGCAAATGTGCTTAAAAGCCTGAATGAGCAGATTCAGTATGACTTTACGGATAAGAACGGCGTTGTACGCAGGTTCATGGCGGCTGTGCCGGGCGATCTAATCGCAAATGCCAAGGCTGTTGGTGACAACCAGCTTGCGTCAGGCTTGCAGCAGCTTGTAGCAACCGCAGGCAATGCGCCTGATTTGTTCACGCGCGCGATGGGGTTGGTAGCGTCAGGCGGCGCTACAAACATTAGCGGTATGGCATCAAGCGTGACTCCTGATTTAAGTCAGATGGTGGATGCTTATGGGCGTCCGCGCGCACGCGGTGAAGTTGGAGCATCAATGGGGTATATCAGCAATGTCGGTGCGCTGGGCGTAGGCGGCATGGGCGGCAGCCGCTTCATGGGCGGCGGCTTGGGCTTCGGCGGCTTCCAGACTGCGGCACCGCTGACGCCAAGCAATCGCCAGTGGGCAGCCGGTTACTCAAGTCAGTCCGGCATCTCGCACGAAAACCGCACCATGAATGTAGTACCGGGTTATCGGCCTAATGCTGCCGATGCCGCAGTCAACCGCAGCGTTTATTATTCCGGCAACCCGGTCTACAATTGAAAATTCCAATATTGGAAATTAAGCCATGTCGCTGATCCTGTTCAATCAAAACAACCTGCTGAAGATCGATGGTACATATATCACCGATCTGTTTCACGTTTCAGGCTTCCCCAGCATGCCGAATGTCTTGGTGAAGGATATTATCTATCCGAAAACTAAAGGACGCAAGGTTATGCAGCTAGGCGCTGAGCACACCGATGAAACCAGCATGTCTTGCCAGTTTTCGCCTGAACCGCCATCACATGACAATATGCTGTACGCAGATGATTACAATGAATTGTGGGACAGGCTCGTAACCATTACGGAGCTGATTCAAGCGAATATTACGCATACAATTCTTTGTCCATATTTTACACTGGCAAATGTGCGGGTGCAGTTTTCATTAAACGGCAAGGCTGGGATTCGCGGAAAGCAGGGTCATCAATTGGTCTGTCAGGATTTTACTTTGACCGCTTATCAATACAGGGCATAACTATGAGCTTCATTCAATTTGATCAGCAGCTTGGCACTACGCCAATTGATATAACTGATGAAAAGGTAAAGACCAAGCAGCTTGCGGCGGATGGTTCACTATACGCTGGCTACATCTGCGGCTTGACCAATCATCAACTGCTGGGCAGCACTGATCCTGTTTATGGGGTGTTTACAGCCGTGGCGCGCGGCGGCACGCATATGGAAGTAATCAGCGAGGGCGTGCCGTCATCCGGACAGGTGCTGCTGAATCAGGCCACCGGGCGCATTGTATCCGCAGCGGCAAACACATTTTATGTAACCTACCCATTCTATAACAGGCTGTTCCGGTTTTGGGAGTTCGGGCCAATTCATATGGAAGGCGATGGCTTGGTAAGCACAGGGTCAGATGTGATTGTTGATGAAGTCGTGCTGCCCTACCCGGAACGGCTGGTAGGGATCAAGATCAGCGTGGATTCAGACCCGCTGGGGGATGTTGCAGTCAAGATTTGCAACAACGGCACGCCGGTTCAAACCTTATCGACCATGCTTAGTACGGGTGTTTCCAAGGCATTCGCTGCATTGACTTTCCTTAAGTTTGCTGCGGATGATGTTTTATCAGTCGTGATTAATGCTTCTGGTTCATTGGTGGTGTCCAACCCGAAAATCGAATTGATGCGGGGTTAGCATGTTTTCACGCACGCATTTGAATACTGCGGTTTTGGCCGGGGATGCCGATTATCAGACCTATGGCTTGAATGAAAGCAGCACCAGTCCGGGTGATGCTTTGTTGCAGGCGACAAAAACAACAATACCGGATGTGCTGGATGCTGCTGATCTGCTGTCTGTGCTGTTCATGGACGGCGCGTTTGTTGGCGCAGCATCAGAAGAAGTGCCTGAGTTTCGCGTCAGCGTGCTGCGGGATAACCCGATCTACAACACGCTGACTGTCCTGAATGATGCGCGGGTTGACAACATTTCCAATATTGGAATTTTCAACCGGGCGCAGGATACGGGTGTCGGTTCAGCGGTATTTATCCAGTGGACTGCCAGCGATGCGGATGATTTCAACAATGCATCCATTTACTATGATGAAGGCGACGGCGGGCGCGGGGTTGCTGACTTTGTGCTGGTGGATTCTGTTTTCGATCAGCGTATCACGCAATACACTCATCGCGGCTTGGCAACTGGCACCTACCGCTACTTTGTCACCTTCACCGACATTTATGGGAATCGCGGGGATGCCGCCAGCCCGGATGTGAAATCGGTTACGCTGGTCACAGCACCGACCTTGGCGGGCGAGTGGAGCATTACTGGTCTGGATGCCTTGTTCGGCGTTACAGACAGCTCCAACGTGGTATCGGTCAAGGTGTACATGAATTATGTTTTTGGCGTGGGGGTTGTGGACTATATCAACTATGACAACCCGCTGGGTGTTCAGCCTGTGCCAAGCTTGTCGGAAACCGATGTACACTTGCCGGAAGGTACGATTCAATTGGCTGCGGTTGGGTATGACAAGTTCGGCAACCGCACTGCTCCAATATTGGAAACAGTCTTGGTGCTCAACGGCGATTCAACTGACTTCATTGCTGCGCCGGAAAACGTATCAAGCGAAACACTGGCAGCTGGCGAGAACTATCTATACTTCGATGACCCGAATGAAACCGAGAATTGGGAGCACCTGAACCTGCGGATTTATGAATCGGATGAAACAACGCTGGTGGCGAACATGACTTTCAACCGGCAGGATTCGCCGCTAACGGTAGTTTCCGGCTTGGGTGATGGCTCCTATCGCGCCAAGCTGCGGTTCTATTCGGGAACTTCTTCATCGGTTTACTCTGAGTTCTGTGATATGTTGATCGATTCGACGTATCCGCCCGGAGCGGACATTATCTTTATTCAGGCGATTTAAACGTGTCAGAATCACAATTCGATACCCCGATTGACCGCGATAAGATTGAAGTCAAACAGCCTGATTGGCACTTGCTGATCAATGGTTCTGCGCGCACCGACATGATTCCAGCCTCCTTGAGCCTGAACGCCGGGCTGGCACCCGGCCAGTTCACGTTTACAGACCCGCTGGCTGAGTTTGGCAAGAAGTCTGTCAAGGAAGGCGACTTGGTTCGCTTTGAGGTATTCCGCAAGGGATTAACATCGTTTACGCAGCGGTTTACAGGCAGCGTAATCACTATTCCGGAATCCTATTCGTTCAACAACGGCACGGTGGTTGTGTGTCAGGATTTGCGCCATTTCCTGAATCGTGATCAGTGCCGCCGCAATTACAATACGCCCGATCACTATGATGAGCTGATTACCAGCGAGCCGGGCGGCAAGAAGAACGTACAGCAGATTGTCAGCGATGTGATCACGAAGTGGCGGCTGCGCAACCAAGCTGCCAACCCGGAAATCAGCAATATGATTTTTGATATTTCCGGTATACCGCAAACCGCCACGGCGGGCGAAATTTGCTCCTTGGGTCAGCCGGTTGGTTCAGTGCTGGAACACTTGATTGACGAGTATTCAAATGGGCAATGCTTGTGGGTGCCTGTGATTGATTCATCTTTCCGCATGATCATTAAGCTGATGCATACGGATACGATGACTACAAATGTGCGGGATTTCTTCTATGGCACCAACCCAAAAACATTAATTACCAGTCAGCCATACGGCGTGCCGAACGCAACTGAGATTGCCAGCGCAGAGAATATCAACGCGCTGGAAACCAAGACAATCATCCTTGGCGATCACATTCGCGTGCATAGTCTGCTGAAGCTCAAGCCGTGGTGGACTTTCCCGCGCAACAAGAACAGCTACATCATTGAGGGGC